TAGGAGCAAATTCTTATAAACCAGATGACATTAAGTTTATCTATGGGTTTCCTTTTGGCGTTTATTACAAAGGTGAAGGCTACACACTGGGAACTGGGTTAGTCACCGATGATGTTATTAGGTACTATAATAATATAAATTATTCAAACAATGACTTGTATCTTGCCGAAAGGATAAGTGCAGGAGAAGATGATGCCATTGACAATTTTGCGCTAGGTTTGTCGTTTCCCGTTCAAGATACCGTTAGGGTGGGCGAAATGGTCGGTAGTAGTGCTTTCCTTAATTCCCTAAAAAACGGAACGGCAAAGGTGCAATTTAAGATAGCAGAGATCGAGGCTGTCAACAACGACGCATCGCATACTATCAAGACCCACGGAAGAGCAGGCGAAGTAGCAGGCAATGTCGTCTATGGATTTTACCCTGGTTATTCTGGAAACATAACAAACCCCGATTGGATAACCCCCGCAATACTCAAGGGGGTTTCAGATAATTACCCAAAAAGTTTTGATTATCCAACCCAAAAATACTACGGATTTTATGATCTAGCGGATTTGAGGGATGATAACCTTGCTGCCAATGTTGGAAGAAGGCAGAAATTCCCTTATATTTCTGACAATGAAAAGATTTTCAATTTTTCTGACAATGCAAAGTTTAGACGTTCATCGCCAGTTAAGTTGCCGAAAATAAATAATATTGATAACAAAAGTTTGGTTTATTTTGTGACAGCGATTAGAACCGATGACGAAAAAGAGAAAGAGCGAGGTGATTATATTGACCCGTTTAGCATGACGAGAGAAGACCGCTTAAAATTAAGGGATTAACTTATGCCTAATTACAAATCAAGTGCCTTCTGGGTGGCAAATACTCAGGAGCTAACTAATAATTTCACCTTTGACAGTACCGATGAAGATGGTTTATTCATGTTTGTTGGTATGGGTAGTGACCAAGCAATTTATGTTTGGCGTAAAACCGGTGTTGTTGAAAATCCGCAAGATATTCCTGCTACTCTAGGTTGTTGGAAATTTTTTAATTCAACTCAAAAAAGTGATAGTTTTGAATTAGCAAATTGGACTTTGACTAAAGCATTAATAACCAATGGAATATCTCAGAATAGAGTTGATTTAAAATCTTATGTATTAGTTTCATGGGATGATATTTTACCTCGATTGATTCCGGTTATCAATGCCAATGAAATCACCGAAGAAAGCTATAATTTTGAAGTTGGTAACAGTGAATTATTGACTAATTTTTCTTATATAAGTAGTCAACATTTTAAAGCAAGTTTAGATAATCAAAAATTAGCACCAGATGATATAAATACAACACTAACAGATTTTAGTTTTATCAACAAACAATATTATTTTCAGACTATAGAAAATAAGAGAGGTTATCTTGATAATGATGTGAACACTTTGACTAATTATGATAGTATTAGAATAAGATTAGATAAAGCAATAACAGAAAATAATAAAATAGATTATATTAGTAGTAGTTCATTGTTAACTGATTGGGGGTATATATGCCTTTTACGTTTGTAGGAACCGGAGCAATAGCTGATAAACCTTTGGGTGCTGTTTTACATTTTAACGGTAAAGTTTATTGTGGAACAGAAAATGGTGGTTCATCAAAGGGTTATATTTTTAACCCTGATGATAATACTTTTACAACTTTTGTTTTACCGAATTCCGATTATTACCCAAGGGTTTTATTGTTAGATGGTAGAATGCTTTTTTGTGGAGTTTCATTTTCAAATAGAAGAAGTTGGTTATTGGTCAATGAAGATGGAACATATCAAACACTTAATGATTGGACTTTTGCTGTCAACGGTGCATCATTAATGCGTGATGGAAAAGTTGCTATTTGTAACTATACTACTCACAGATTCGGTGTTTTTAACCCAAAAACTACATACTTAGAAAACTTTCCTAACATTCCGTCAGTATTGCTGACTCAATCACCAATATCAACAACATTATTACCTGATGGTAAATTATTATTAATCAATGCGGATGGTCAGACACAAACCTGTTATATTTACAACCCATTTAATAATGTTTGGGAGCAAATATCTTTAAATGGATTTGCGGGTGACCAAGCATCAAAAAGTTCATTACTTTATGATGGAGGATTAGCTGTTTTTGGTAATGATTTTGGGTTGAATTTAATTGACATATACAGTAAAAAAATAATTGGCCAAGAGGGGATGACCGGGACGCAACCAGTTGCATTTGTTAGAATCTCTCCTGATGGTGATGTTTTCTTAGCTAATGTCACACAAATAAATAAATACAATATCACAAATAATGTTTTGACTAATGTTGGCTATACCACCATGCCGACATTGCAGCAAAATCCTAAAGGTATGGTTATGCTACCATCAGGAAAAATGTTTTATTGTACCAATGGTACAGCATTAGATAACAATGGTTTTACAATTTGGGATAGTTCATTAGGGACTTTACCTAAAGAAGTTTGTTTAAGTGCTTTTTATAATAGAGGGTAAATTTTATGTTATTTGTTGCTGATTCAGGTGCTTTTTTAAAAAGAATTGATAACATGGTTTTACTTGCTGATGGTAATGTTTTCTGCAAGTTCACCGAGAAAACATGGGGTTATGCAATATACAACCCTTTGACAAATTCAAGGGGTCAAGACTTTGCTAACCATGAATATGCGACCAACTCGCCTAGTTATGGGAAAGGTGTTTTATGTGCTGATAAAAAAACAATTGTTTTCCCCCCTAGAAATTGGAAACAACCGTTAATTTATAACAGTCAAGCAAACACTTTCAACATCACCTCAACATGGGAGGAAGAAATAATCACAGTCACAACTAACAGATATTTGGGGGGGACTTTATTACCCGATGGTAGAGTGTTCTTTCCCCCGTACAATGCCTTGTATGCAGCGATTTATAATCCTTTAGATGATAGTGTTCAAAAGATTACAACTGTTTTCTCAGGAGGTTCTACACCCGCTTATAACGGGGCATATTTATTGCCCAATGGTAAAATATTTTTGATTGCAGGAACTAAAGCATTTGCGATATTAGATTTAGGAAGTTTAGTTTTAACCGAGATTTCTGAATTGACAAATTATAAAAGATATTCCCATGCAATAATAACAGTTGATGAATTATTGATTTTATTTCCTGAGCCTGGATATAACAATAAATGCTTGGTTTATGATTATGCTTCAAATAGTTTGATTAATTCAAATAGTATTGACCCAAATGATGCAACTTGTAAAGGTGTTTCATTATTAGGTAATGGTAGTATTTTAGCTTTATATCCTACGGGATTATGGAGTATTAAAATTAAAAATAATGGTAGTTTATTTGAAAAAACAAAATTACACTTAAATACCGAATTAGATATTAATTCTAAAATGATTGGATTATTAAATGGTAACAGTTTAATAGTTCCTGAAGGTACGGGTGTGGGAAATATTCCATATATTTTTAAACCAGGGATAGATTTAATTCCGTTTCATCCCTCGGTTTATTTATCACCATTCTACAATCGGAGCTAACACAATCAGTTGTCGTTGGCATTTCTCCCTCTGATCTCTCCAATAATATTCTAACACCCAAACCCATAAAACAAAAAGCCACCAAGCGGATGCCGGGTAGCTTTAAGAGAGAATCTTTCCACCAATATTATTATAACACGAAAACATTAACATAATCAGTCGTTGTTGGCATTGCGATCGCACTCCTCGTCCACGGGATAAAAAACTATATATCCCTTTGAGTTTATCGTTGCTTTGCACTTAATTGTCTTTCCTTGATTGTCGAGTAAATACCCCACAATCGACGGCGCAGCTATTTCCGTTAGTGCTGTTTCTGTTGTCATTCTATTTCCTCAATTCTTATCTAAATTTGTTCATGTTGATCTTTTCCACGCTTTTCTGCAATCTTCAGAAGTGAACTTGTACAGTGTTCCTTTATCACGAGATGTCTTGCCGCCTTTACGACCTATCTCAGTCATGTAGTCTTTGTTTCGTGATGTGGAAACCCCACCATCGCTACACTCGTCTGGCGTGAATTTATGAAGCGTTCCTTTATCGTGAGATGCTTTACCCCCTTTGCTAGAAACCTCCCGACGTTTTTCTGGGCTCATAGCAGCAAAACCACATTTCTTATTTTCTGATTTCATAATTTTACTAACATCTAAGTTAATATTTATTTTAACACAAATACCTTATAATAAAGAAAAAGTATCTGAGTTTGTAGAGAATCTCAGATACTTTTAAAAAGCAAACACACAAAGCAACAACATAATGATTATACAACAACTTTCACTATTTGAAACACAACCCGTAATTCTTGATTCAAACGAAAATTATACCCCGTCTGATTTGATTGATTTAGTCCATGAGTTTTATGGATTTCCTGAATTAGACCCTTTTAGCTGTGAACTTGCCAACCGAACGGTAAAAGCTCAAAAGATATTCACAATTCAAGATGATGGATTTAAACAGAACTGGAGGGCTAAGACACTCTGGTTAAACCCTCCCTACAGCGCGGGATTTGTTGAGAAGGTTGTTGACAAATTAATTCAAACCCTGAACGAGACGGAAGCGGAAGCCCTTTTGTTAACCAATACTGACAACAGTACAGCCTGGTATAAAAAGGCTTTGAATCGGTGCGATCGCTTCTGCCTACCCTCAACCCGACTCACATTCTACAGTCCCAAACGGGCGGCGGAAGGAAAAAAACAAGACCAAAACAGGTTCTCCCAAACCCTGTTTTATTTTGGATTGCAACCTCAAAGATTTGAGGAAATTTTTGAGGGTTGGGGAATTGTTTGTCAAACTTCTAAATGGTAGTAATTTAATCAAAAATAGATTATGAAAGAAGCGTTGGAATTATTGGAAGATAAGATTACTCAGATGGTTTTTGAATCCGACCTTGATATTTTTGTTAAGTGGCTCAAAAGCATGACAAAAGACGCAAGTGCTGACAATGAAGTGATAGTTTATCAAACCTTAGACGGTCGAAGTGGGGGATTTGATTTTAGATGCGACCCTTGTACAAAAGCTGCCATGATTGGATTTGCTTTGTCTGGGATTCTTTGGAGTCGGACATTTCCTGGGTTGCTAATAAAAGTTAATGCAGCATGGAAAAAAGCTAAAATAAAAAAGTAAACATGGATTGACGATCTAAAAAGCACCTCTATTAATTTAGAAGTGCTTTTTATTTGGCAAAGACTAGAAACCCTATACTCCTACTTTGTCCTGGCCTCCTGCTTTGCGCCGCAGATATTCAGCAAGGAGAAGTGCCTCCGCCCGACCGTTGTATTTCTTGAGCTTCAATTCCATAGCCATCTGGGGGAATAACTGCACCGCAATAATCCTTGATGCGTCCTTGTCTTTCCCTATCAAGCCATAATGCTTTTTCCATTCTTGAGGGGTCACCAACTCCATAGGAATATTTAACGCTGCGATCACTCCCAACCAGATGCCAAAATTCATCCCAAAATCAAAGGTTGATCTAACTCCCTGTCCTGGCATTGAATGAACGCTCTCTATGGCGATTATTGAGTTTGAGGTAATTGACTGTGCTAACTCCGATGCCATTAATGCAGGGCTTGACTTCGTTGTGATTTTAGTTTTGGACTTGACTGTTCCCTTGTCCGCAACCTGATTAAATAGCGTGAGGTTTGGCTTTTTGCTTTTAACCTTAGTTTTTATCTCAATAACTGGACAATCAATGAGTTTGATTCCCGATGGAGAGATGATAGCAACTCCTCCGGTTTTTCCTGGGTCAATTCCGATGAAAGTATTGATCATTATTTTATATTTGCAAGGTTAATGATTGATGGACTGTGGGCAACATTTAAAACCCTTTCAAGTACCCAGGAAAAGTTTTGTTTATTAACTATTTCGCCAGTCTTTTTGCTCAAAATCCTAAGCATTATTCTTGTTTTATCGCCAATATAACCCGGATCATAGCCTAACTTTTCACCTATCTCTGAATAGGTATTATCTGTTAATATCCCCTCAATAATTTTCCTGGTTAAACTGTCAATGTGTTTCCCTGTTTCAGATAAAACCAAGCTATCAACTAACCAAATATATTCTAATTGTTCCCTAGATGTCATTGGTAAAATCTTCCTCTTTGTAATAAACCCCATTGTGAATTCTAAAACCCTCGATATTCTCTGTTTCGATATCCCAGAAATTAACTTGTTCACCAATCATCCAGATCAATAATTCTCTCAACGTACCAAAACCCGGAAGGTGTGGCAACTCAAGTCTTAGTCTGTCAGGCGTTCCAAAAGCACCCTTAAAATGACTACTAAATCTAAAAATAGTGTAATGATGACTAGCTATTTCTTTCGATATTTCTTCTACTTCATTCAGCAAACTTTCCAAATCTTTCATAACTATTTCCATCCCTTCTTAATACTATTCTGATTAGCAAAAGCTACATGATCTCTGGTGATCTGCCACTTATAACGGGGTCTTAACTCCTCTCCAATCCTGACGCAATCGGAGTCGGTATCAGTCAAGGGAATCACACCATTCTGATATTTGAACAAGGTCTTAGTTACCCAATTGACATCTGTTAATAATTGATTCCCGCCGCGCTTTCTGGCAGTATCAACAACTAACTCGACAATCTCTGGATAGTCTGATTTTGGTTTGGATTTTTTCATTTAAAACTCCTGTTCATTATCTATAGTTTTCTTCATCCCTGAGTTAACAGGTGTTAGCCCCTCTCGCCACGCCAACCATCGGGTTTGTTGGTTTAGTTTGGCGGCGTTGTAATCCTCTAAGCTGATGTTCCAATCCTCAACAGGAGCAAACTCTAAACCAAGATCAAGAATGGTTTTGACAGCCCCTTCACGGGGGGTATTTGGCTTTAGGGTTTGTCGTCCGGTGATAGAGTGCCATCAAAATAAAGTCTTTGTTTTTGGGGATGGGATTGGGTTCTGGGATTAACAGGATTTGACTGTAGACTGATTCGACTACTTCGGGATAATTCATGGGCTTGTGTTTTGCTTTGCTTATAGGATAAATCAGGGGTTCTACTACATATCAGGTAAAAAGTTTACACTTCTGAAACCATTAATTTCCTTGATTAGTTTTTGACCTAAACCAAAATTTTGCAATTCATCAAATATCAACTCAGTAGTTTCAGCATTTAATCCAAACTGAGTTCTGAGTGATGATTTGCGGTAACAGTCACGGGCTGGTATAGGTTCACCCTTAAATATTTCCTTGATGAAATTAAACACCGCTTGAGCCGATTCAGAAAGTGTTTTATCGGGTAATGTTTTGTTAGCTGTTCCATTCCACGAAGGTTTATATTTAGCTTGTAATTCTGACTCAAGAGTTAAACGTTTTTGCTCATCCCAATTTTTTGTGATGTAAAAAGCTATTTTCACCGATACGTCACCAATTGATTCAAGATGTTTTTTAACATGATGTTCCCAGTCACCTTTATTGTTCCAACGTCTCCAAAGGTCTTTAGATTGACCTACATAAAGAGGGTTTTGATAACCGCTAACAAATACACAATATACTCCCGCTTCGTGTTGTGGTAGCCATTGCAAGCCACTGGGATAATCTATTGATTGCCAGGTATTACAATCTAAGGGATTTATTGATTGTAGCACTTTAGGAACATCATCTTTTTTTAGATTGATATTAGGTGATGGAACTATTTTAACATCTATTGGTTTATTTAAAAAAATAGGATTTAATAAACCATCAGGAGCATTGCCTTTTTTTCTATACTCAAGATGATGTTTATGCGTTGGGTGTTCTGCGATTTGATGCTGATTAGAACCACAAACAACAACAGGATAGGCAGCACTTTGGATGTACTGAAATTCAGGGGTGTCATGTTTCCACAAGTTTTGAATCTCACTCCTAGCACTAGCACCACAAAGAATTAAAAGGAAATTATTTCTAAACTTCCCATCAATTCCTATTGCTTCGGTGTTATGACTTTGCATGAAACCGATTAAACAAATATCAAATTTTCTAGCATTAGAAAGTTTCCGAATCGCATAAGTAAAAGTCTTAACTCTTTTTTCCTTGTTTTGCAATGGTTTGATAGTGTCTAATTGTGCTAACTCGGACATCGTATCATTGATTTCATCCAAGCAGACAATGATAGAATGCCCGTCTTTTTCTTTTCGGTTTTCGACTTCTTCAATTAGCCAGCACAAAATCTGATAAATTATTTCAACATCTGATTCAACCCTAGGGAAACCCATTTGTTGCCAGATAGGGTTTTTTGAAGCGTGGATATCCAAAACAATCACCTCGGCGGGTTTATGCTCAGTTAGTTTGCCAATCACGAAACCAGCACCTAGAGATGTTTTTGCGCTCCCAGAATTTCCCCCGATTAATATTCCCGAAGACTCATCGGCTAACTTATCCCAGTTATAGAAGTTTAAGATATGATTGGAGGGAATATCGCAAGGAATAAATGATAGTTCATCTGAATAGATATCATGATTCTCTTGATTATATTCCACAGGACTCTCTCGGTCTAAAACCATCAATTGACTCCGGTGAAGATTCCCTTCATTGTCATCCGACCGTCTTTGTTGCGATGGTGGTAATGTTTGATCATGGCTTTTAGGCTGCGCGATCGCTTGCTGACTTTCGTTCAAATATCTAATATCCCTAAATTTTTCTAACTCATATTCCATCCCCAACCGCCGCAGGAATATAGCCTCGGTTTGCTCCTCTACCTTGGCTTGTAGCTTGATTGATTTCTCTGATTGGCTCCCCATCACCCACCCCGCAATGGATAGCACCGCACCCGCAGATGTACCAACAATCCCTAACTGTGGGTTTTTGTTGATTGCCAAAGGTGAAAACATCGCCAGACTACAACCAGCGATGGTTAGACCTATTGACCATGCTGACAGGTGAGGATTTTTTAAATGTTCAGGTGTAGTTGAGTTATTCATTATTTTCAGGTTGAGGTAATGTGAAATATATCCAAATTGAAACAGTGACAATCAACAATAAAATCCATAATAATAATCTTAAAACTATCCAAGATTGACCTATTCCTAAAGCATAAAAAACACCAATCAATAAAGCTATAGCACCAAAAACTAATTCATCAGAGTTTACAGATTCTTGATTGTCAGAAATTAAATATAAAATAACACTACCAACGATTGAACCCAGATAAAGACAAATTAGCAATACTCTAGCTTCAGGATAAAGCAAAGCAAAATGTGATAACAAAAAGGAACAAGATAAACCTGTTCCAAAGATTGAAAACTTTTTGACTTTCCATAGTTTCATGTTTTGATTGGGGGAATGTTTCACCCCCAAATAAATTTACAGTTTCATCGAGTTTTCAATTTTGTCCAACTGGCGCATCACGTTAACAGCCCCTACATTTTCGTTAGCGTAATTACCAACGATTTGCATATATTTAGGAGCTTGACCATCTAACATTTTTTGAGTTTGAATCTTTTCCTCAAAACGTTTCAATGAACCTTCTGCCACACCTTTAACATATTGTTGGTCAGCTTCGTACCATTCAGTCCGTGCTTTGTCAACTTTCAATTGAGCTTCGACAATTACCTTTTTATTTGATGCTGCTTTGATTGCATTTTCGGCAATAATCTTAGCTCCCTTAGCTTCATTTTCAGATGGGTTAACTCGGTCAGAAATATTAAACTGTTGGTCAAATTCATCGGTTCCTGCATAGGAGCGTTCACGGTTATAAGGCGTGATATCACCTTTTCCTGTTGGACTCATCACTTTAGAGAAATTAGCGCCCGTGCCAGCTTCTTTGATAATGTTTCCAGTTGAAAAACGATTGCGTAAACCGTCTAATTTAGTTGCCATTTCTTTTTCTCCATTCAATAATTAGCTGTTCTTTGCACCCTTCGCCACCTTTGTTTTTCAGGCATTTTTCATAACCTGAAAGGTTGGCTACGGCTACAAACTTTTGAAACTCCTCTGTTGGTTTATTGATTAGCCTGACAACTTCAGAAGTTATCAAACCAACTAACAATAAACTCAGCAAACCCATTGACCAATTAAATACCATCAATCCTGTTATCTGGGGGGAGGTCTGGGTTTCAGATTGTTGCAAATACATTTAATTTGCCTCCAATTTTCTTTGAGAATTTGCATCTAAATACCCCGCTATCGCACCACCAATAAACCCTGCCAGATGACCTTCCCAACTAATCCCTTGCGCAACCGATGGCAGCATTCCGCCGATCAAACCTTGAAATATTACCCAGGTAATGACAGCGCATACCAGATTAGGAAAATCAAGACGAAAGACAGCACTAAGAAGACAAAATCCAAAAAAACCATATATCACCCCGCTTGCTCCTATATGATTTGAACCAGGTTGACCAAAGAACCAAACACCAAAACCTTCAATTACTGAAATCACCCAAAAGTTGTAATTGAATTTTCCAGGGGCTTTGAAAATTGTCAGGGTTGCCAATGGCAAATATCCGACTGTGTTCCCTATCAAGTGTTGGGGGTCTCCGTGCAGGAATGGCGAGGTTATAATTCCTAACATTCCTATGCCTTCCACTCCTGGTCTGATTCCAAAATAATCAAATTCTGGGAAAAACATTTCCAAAGCCCACATTATTCCCAGATAGATAGCTGCACATTTAAAATCTTTGAGCATATTTTTGTTTACGTTCAGCCATCCATTTTTCTTTCCATCTTTTAACTGAAATCTCATTTTGCTCTTTGGTGATATTCCACTCAGAGCGAGGCTTGATACTCTCAGCACCCCAAACACAATCTTGATGTGTTTCAGACATGGGTGAATATTCTGGCATTTGTTGATAAGTGAAAAGTGTGTTAGTCACCCAATCAGGGTCAAGCCTTACATCTTTGGGTTTAAAAGTTGATTTTGCTTGTTCAATCAATAACGAAACTATCTCTGGATAATCATTTACCATTTCAAAGCTCCTGGTGTCTGGTGTTGCGGTGACTGTGATTGCTGTTGGTTAGGTAGGTTAATCTTTCCTGAGTAAAGGAAAAATGCTGCTGCAACGGCTGCAATTCCTAACCAAATCAAATTCTGTTTATTTTTTGTGAAATCCATAATATCTGTTACAAACAATGTTGTTGTGAATTGCGACTAAAGGGGGGATTGTCAGGTAAAGAATGATTCCAAAAATCATCCATTGGATAATGAATCTATGGTTTATCGTTATCATAAATCCCCTTGAGCGTAGGCTTGACAGAAAGCTCCGGTATTGTCTGGGGTGCGATTATCAACAATATCAGCACCCCCTCTTTGTAAGCAAAGGAGATAAGTTAAGAACCAAACTACTATCCAAAACATCATTTCCTTTTTCGTGTACAAATTTGTCATCGCTGCATTTTATTGTTGTTGTTGATGATTATGTCGGGCGATGGTTGACTAGGACGTTCAATGTATCTTGTTCCTCCTACAACAATAGGTGAAATAAATATCAGGAATATAAAGCCTATTGGCAAAAGCATTATATTTGAAGACATTCCTGATGATGTAGCATTCCGGTTTGGTTGTTGTTGGCAATCATCACTTGGTTGTTGATAGTTTTGACAGGGAGCTTCATAGTAATTGATATGGATTCCGTTCTTTCTGTTTGACATTGTTTTTAATTGTTTTCAAATTTGTACATATTCACTGCACCACCATTAGGAGTCATCACAGTGTTGGGTGAAACTTGCGGCTGTAATGTTTGAGGCTGTGGTCTTGTTACCATATTTTGATAAATCAAACCTGCAACAATTCCAACTATTAACCACTGCCACCCATTTAACTTGTCAAAAAATTTATCTACCTTCATCGTTTTTTCTCCTAGTAATTCGTTAATTATTGAAAGTTTTTCGAGGTCTTTATCAGAACATCTGTCCTGTGACAAGATTCTGTTTTTCATTTGTCTAAGCTCAGAAGAACTTAAAGATGATTGTGTTTTGACTTCCGATGTTGAATCTGTACCCCGATAATCCTGAATCACCGTATCCGCGTTCTGCAATCTCTGGATTCTGTTGATACTGACGTGGCTCATATTCTTGGTTTTCTTGGGGTAATGTGTATTCGTATTCTTGGATGGTTCGACGGTTTTGGCACGGTCTTTGTGGCATAGTTTCTGTTTGCAAATATGCCTGTTGAAACTCATAACCTGGCGGGAGTTGTGCCAAGGCGTGACCTGTCATAGAGGGCGAGACAAGGCATAAGACAAGGCTTGTGCCAAGTCGTGCCAAGGTTTTGTGAGAAATTGCCGTGTCGCATGACAGGTTGTCGTGAACCAACGGGAGAAGAATTGTATCCATTATTTTGAGTCCTTTTGCACTATGTTAATGAATTGGTTTTTTGCAGAGAGTAGACTGCAAATACCGTTTGCATTTGCTTGTAGCATCCAGATGACACTACCACCTCCAATACCCGTTCCAATTATTAGGAGTATGATTGTGTTAATCATTGACTTCTTAATATTGTTTGCTGTTTTTGCGATAGATGACACCATAATCTGTACCTGGTTTTTGCTTAACAAATCCCTCCGTGCATAAGAAAAACCACATCGGGATATTGCTTTTTGATTGGTTTATTTGCCCTCTGGCAACGCAAAGTAATTGAGAACGTTTTCGCTTCCGGTAAGTTGAAATCGATCTGCTCTTTCAACCTCTCGAATCTCGGCATCAATAATCATTCCCACTTGATTGAAACAGGTTGTTACTTTTGCAAATTCAAAGCCTTGGGCAAAATGTTCTAAGACTTTCTCCTGTAGTTTTTCCGCAGCCAGTTCGACAACCTTGGGGGCTATTTGTTCGGCTAGATTGTCAGCCATTTTGTCGATTGTTTCAGCCATAGATCCGGCTGCGTGTTCTGTTTTTCCCCCCGCTTTCTTCTGTTGGGATTGCAAGTCTTTAACGTATTTTTCAACAGCTTGGGAAACAGACAATGAGTGGGTTTGTTGTATTCCGATAATTGAAGAAAGAATCGCTACCATCCCATTTTGAGGAACATTTGTTGCGTCAAAATGGAAATTTTCTACCAGAGAGGAGATGATTAATCTGGCTCTTTCTGATTTGACTCCAACCGCAGATGCGATCGCGTCAAGGTCGTAGTTTTGTTGAGTTTGTGCTGTCATAATCCTCTTAATTTAATGTCGTTTAAAATCCGTTCACGGGTTCGAGTTCTTGCCCTGTTTTTATACTCGATTAACTTGCTTGCAGCATCAGCCGAAATCATGCCGTCATTGGGTTGAAAATCAAATTCCTCTGGGCTTAAAACGCCTCGGAGGTCTTGACATAGGGTTCGGAGGTAATTAACCGAAACTCCTAAACTCTCGGCTACCTGCTCACGGGTAAAATGGGTAATTTCCTCAATACTTGCGCTCCGCATAAATGATTACAAATCGTTTGGTTTTTGTTTGTTAAGCGAAATGAAACGCTTAACTAACAACAACAATAAACCCATATCAAAGGGGCGACAATTCACTTGTGATTGCACTTGTGAACAAGATTGATAGACACTAAAAAACCCTCCGCAGTAAAGGACTGGAGAGGGTTTGGTTTTGAGTTTTCAATTTGTCATTGGTAGTTGGCTAATACTTTCTGGGCTTCTTTTATAGCTCTTGGTGATGGGTTTCGATCGCCTGAGCTCCATTTGCTAACTGCGCTTACAGAATAATCCATTTCTTCGGCTATCTTTTCGATAGTCCAACCTAACCGACTTTGCAGTAAATGAACTGGGTTAATACGGTCGCTTTGTGCAAACATTGTAATAGCCTCAACTTATGGGTTAAAGAATGGGTTGGGGTGGGGCTGATCGGCTGATATCCGGTCAGCCCCTTTCAGTATTTGTGTTAATGTTATGCTGATTATATGCTAAACGACATAAAAAAACAATGGACAAAAGGTATAGAATTACGATTAAGATCCCTGCGTGGCATAATAAGCGATTAAGGGAATGGGCAGCACTCAAGGGTGTAGCACCCACAACCTTGGCGGGTAACGTATTGCAAGCTCGAATAGAAGCAAACGACGAACAAATTGTGGCGATGTTAAAGTCTCGGTCTGAGGATGAAGGATTAACTATTGAGGAATTTATTAAAAAGATTGTCAATGATTCAGATGATCAAGAAAAGCCCACTAGGTAGAGTGAGCTTCTTTGGAGTTACCGGGACTAAAACAAACTTAATTGACCTTCACTAACCGTTTTACTTTTGGGATTGTTCCACGACTCCCCCCTAGAGTTTACACAATTTCGCCAGTGAGGGTAGGTTTTAAATGGCTTGCCTAGCGCGATAAACTTTTGAATTAACCGCAGTTCCTCAAGCCATATCTTGTAGGGTGAATGTTCCCTGATTCCGAAGGGGTAGCGGTCGTTGCAATACTTCCGGGCATCCTTAGAGTTGGTTTGTTCGCCCAAACAAGCGCATTGCATCTCATACTCAAGGAGGGAGTTTGATATTCGATTAATCGCATGATCACGCCACGATACTGATTTTTTCATTTCAACTACCTTCTGAACGATAATTCAACCAATACCAAAAAGCAATGATCTGGTAGTCGTAGCGACTTTTGCGGTAGACAAGATTCCACCATATTTTAAAGTTAACTGTGCAGTCATGGATTCCGTCATAGAGTCCGCCACGGGTTTCGTCGCGCATCCGATCAAATAATTTCATTGTTTTAATCCTCTAGGGTCTGAGTAGTGGCAATCATAGGCTTGTAATATTTAATTGAATGGGAACCTCGTAGCTTGTCAGCAAACCCTTTTTACTCATCTTTGCTAACTCAACCTGAACGTCTGCTATTTCAAATTGAATCTTTTTCTCGGCTCCCAATGGGGTGACTCCATCACAATTCAGGACTTCAATTAAATTCTCTAGGGTGATTTTTATATCCTTCTCAGTCCCATAAAGAAGGCGAATCATATAGAGGATGTAAGTAAATTTATTGATCCCCCCTGATATCAAGTCACACTGCAAGTTATAGATGTCTAAGTGTAGTTTTCCCTGTTTGTTCATCATTGTTCCCTGATTCTTTTCAACAGGGGACTTGTCTGCAAACTGAATAACGTTATCAATTGATTCAGACTCGGGTTCAACTTGTAACATGAGATTCTCCTATCTAATAAATGGAATTGCATTGTCTTTTAAAACCTCAAACCACTGCGCCTCTGTTGGCATCAGGTGTTCGTTATTTTTGAATGGATAAGGGAATATTCTCCTTGCTATTTTTGACGCTGCGATCGCATCTCTTTTTGTAGCAAACCAACCAGGAAAACGTACCCCAAACGGAATATAAGTTATCCCCCAATAATCATCATCAAGTCGGTTAACTGCCAACCATTTTCTAGCTGTGGCTTGAGCTTTTCCTAGTCCATAAATTGTCTGTGTTGTAATTGTTTTTCTCATATTTTCCTTGTTCTGGTGATTACGCTTGTCGGGGTTCCTTTCCAGTTTTCTTCAATGGTGAATTTGTCTTTTCCTTCTAGGTTCAGACGTTCGCACTCTTTCCGTGCTTCGCTGTGTCTTGAACTTGAAAATACAACTTGACCTAAACTATTCTTGACTACAAATCCTTTAAATTCGCTCATTATCCTCCTGTTAATTTGTTAAAAAATGGGGTAGATAAAGGGTCTTTCCTACCCCTGATTCGTCTTACTTACACAAACACCAGATGACTGATGATCCTCGTCTAAACATCACCTCCTTTCTGTTGAGTTGAAGTTATGCGATCGCCAATTCCCCTGAAGACGGATTAACCTCAATAATCTCCCCCAAGGCAAGAATAAAAACCTCTGTTTCCTGTCCTACAGTTTCCTCTCCATCACTCCATTCAGGTTTGGGGATGCCCTTGGTAATTCCTATTAATTCAATAGTGAATGATGGAACTTTTAAGCCATAGCCGTTTCTAAACTCAATATGGGTGATAGGTTTGTCAAATCGGACATCATAATAAGGATCGATTTTTCTGTATTCCTCTTTTTTGACCCGAGTTTTGAATTGGGGGAATTTCACCCCCGGAGTTGAGTTAAGAGTCAAGGCAATTACTAGAAATCAATACCCGCAGCCGCCAATGCTTCCACATCACTAACAGGGGGTAGCGCCGCCATAATTTGTTCGGGTTGAATCAAGGGGCGTTTAGGCTGTAATCCTTGGATACAAAAATCTTTAACTTCAGAATCAAAGCCAACAAAGTAGTTTTTCCATGTTTCTAGTGTGGGCTTTTCGTAGCTCACAACTTTACACGCGGGACTTTTTATTTTATCCCCTGCTAACTCGCGTTTGGTAGTAAAAGCAAAAACACAAAGGGACTTGAACATCTGTGTTTTTTCACTAGCGGGAATGCCATTAACTATGGCGTGGCACGATGTTAAGTCACTGATAAATTTTCCCCATTCAATTGAAAAACTAGCTTGAGCCGCGCCTTTCAATTTGAGGCTTAAAGGTACTTGGTGCAACGGCTTGTTATTTTCGTCAAGTAAGATGATGTCGAACGCCTGGAAGTTTTGAAAGTTATCATTTTCTTTGTGAATAGCTTTCTTGTAATAACCAGCAAAAACAATATGTTCTTGTTCTTTTGTCGCGGCTTTATCTAATGCCAGAACTGGAGTCCGAGGACAAACGAGTGCGCGCATTGACGTGAACAGCAACCCTTGTTCTTTTTTGTCTCCACTTGCAAAGGCATAATCAATAAGGGTTTTTTCGTCAAAGTTTAACCATCCGGCTTTTGCGGCTTGATCAATGGGGATAAAATAACCGCATTGTGACGGGTCTTCCCCTCGCATGGCTTGAATGCGGGGAAGTTTTGCATCTGGATTGATGTATTCCTCAGACGCAAATTCATCACGGATGACGGATTTACCCTCGTCCATTGGTTTAATTTCAGTTTGCATAACTTCGGTTTCAGTGGTTTTTGTTGTGGTTTTCATTGGATTTCTGTTAGATTTATTTAGGCTTAATCGCACCGCCCCAACGCTTCACAATCGCACTATGAAGCGTAAGGGAAAAATGATTAGTTTGATGGACTGTTACCTCGACTTTGGAAGATTGAATGAATTAATGAATTAAATTCATCCATTGGAATTGAATTTTCTGAAGCCTGTTTGATGATTGCAGGAATTTCCCGATCATCAATCTCAATACATCGGTCGTTATAGGTTTCGTTGAACTCGACAATGAAGTCGCGTTCTTCTATTAATTCGACGAATCTTTCAGCCAACTGCTTAACATCCATTACGCCACCTCCTCGTGGGATTTGTAATATTTCACCGATCCGTTGTCGTAACGATATTCGATCCGATAGACTCGGTTAAATTTATCAGTTTCTTCTTTATTCGGAAATCCTATGATTCCTTCACATCTGAAGGTGGGATTTTCCCCATTCTCTCCCACCCATTCTTTAAATTCTTGGTAGGTGTCAAAGATTAAGGGTTCGATTCCCAGCGTGATGTAGTTACTGTTCATTTTTTTTTGCCTTAAATAATTAATGCTTTGTTGAACCTTTTAGGGACTTGTTCAGGTCTCGGTTGTTCTATGGGTATTAATAGCGGTTTTCCTCCTCAGTCCATGACTGCTCAATTAAGCAGTCGGCGGCGAGTTGAAATGAGCTATGGCGGGACATGCTGTATTGATACCCTTTTCCGTGAACTAACATCTCGGAAACTGCATAATAATCAGATTTGTACTGAACCACAAAACCCAGTTTCCAACAGCCTGCATAAACTGCCGTTCCCTGTTGTTTGGCTAGTGCCACAATCGTTTCTTGAGAGGGTGAGGGTTCAGTAACAGGTTTTGATTGTTGAATCTGTTCCCAATAATTTAGGAACTGATCAGCCCCAATCAGAATCGCACCGCCATCTGCTAATACAAATTTAAAAATGTCGTGATTAGTAAAAATACCCATAATTGCGTCAGGTGTAGGGTTGATTTCCCCAAACGTATCCCAGGAAATAACCTGGGCAGCTATTCCTTTGTTTAGTGCCAGTGCCATAACTTCAGGGGAAATCAGAGGGGCGGGCGCGGTCTGGACTTGATTAATTTGGACGGTTGTTGCTATCATGGTTTAGTTGGGTTTATCCCTAAGCGGTCAGCACTGATATCAAGTCGGGTGCTGACCGCTTTTGGCTTTATGTAAATAAATCTAGCACCAATAAAAATTTATGTCAAGGGGTTGATAAATATTTTTTTATGTGATATAGTCAAAATATTGTCAACTGAGGAAAGGGCTGATGATTAAGAAGAAACTCCGAGAACGACCTGACGAATGGGTACATGGGGAAAAGAAGATCCCCCGGTCAGTGATGCTCACTGACTCCGCAGCAAGGCTGTTAGGGCAAAAAGCCCTAGACCTTGGGATCACAAGATCAGAGGTACTGGAGCGAGCTATAAGAAGCGGTGGTTTAGATTTAGCCGATAGTTTTTAACAATTAACCCAATTATGTTTCAAATCTCAATAACAACGGTCACAGTCCTGGCTTTAATGGTGCTGCCATTACTGGCTTTGGAATCAGTCAACAGAGGAAGGGGAGAAAACAAGACCCCACCGCCAAAAACTCAAGGGTTTGAGTATGGCAAATTTGCAGCGACAACACCAACAGATGAATCCCCAGAACGTGGGGACGGGAGACGCGAATGAGACCCTCTATTCTAGCCGCTTTTGCAGAAGCTATCCCCTATATCCCAGGACTTAGACAGCAAACGGGGAGCGTAGTAGCTACGATTCTCATGATGCAACTTGAGTACCGTTTTGCTAAGTATCCAGAGGGTTTTTACAAGTTTTTGGAACCGCCTCAAAACGGGCATCAGGACTACAAGATTGGGGATAGTTGGGTTGAGGAATTGGCTTTTAGCAAAGAGGAATTCAGGACTGGGTTTGACAAGATTGGAGTCCGTTACAACTCCAAAACTCAGTATGACGAAGCAAAATCTAGCGGGTCTGAATTCGGGAGTAGCTATTACTGTTCCTACGTTGACCGGAGATCGGGACTAACTTTCTACTTTCGCAATCATAGCAAGGTAGACGAGTTAATTTCAGACATCGAACCCAGACAAAAATCAATGGGTTTTCGACCTCGGAAAACTAGACCCCAAATAGTAGATCCCGATTTACGGGAAATCGGGAATCCCAATTTACCAGATGTTGTTTTTTCCGAGGTCAGTAAATCGGGATTCCCGATTTACCAGAGTGGGGAATCCCAATTTACCGATCCTTATATAGATATTTCAGAAAAGACTACAGAAAAGACAACAGAAAAGATCCCCCCTACCCCCCAAGGGGAATCGGAGTGGGGGGGGATTCCAAACGAAGCCGTTTTAGTTTCAAACGAAGACCTCGGACAAGAGGGTACAGAGGACTTGACTCCTCACCAAAGCCCAGAACAAGACCCACCTGTTAAAAACCATCTTCCTACTCCTGAGATCAAACATCCCGCCGCCGTCGAGTTCGATTCTCGATTTCTGCCAACGGACACAACCGCAGAAAATATGGCGACCTGGAAACAAATTGTGGCGACCGGAGCCATGCGCGGCGAACGTTCCCCCGACCCTGAATTTTTGGAATATTACAGGGTGCTGTTAAGCAAATGCACTCATTACAGAGGGAAGGATTGCAACTCTAACCACGCCAAGTCATCCCTAGCTCAGAAATGGAAATCCGAACCGCTAAAAATTCTTGCCGATGCCGAAAGTTGGCTCAAAGCAAAAGCCAAGTTTAGCGGTGGCAAATCAACTCAGACCCGAAACATTGACGAGCTTTCTAAGGATGAACGCCTTGCCATCCTTAGAGCCAAACGCGAACAAAAATTAGGAGCTTAACCATGACCGAGCTTAACGATGAAATCTTTGATCAGGGAATTGAAAACCTGAAAGAAAACTTTCCCGACGCGATTTTTACACAACTCAAGTACGAGATTTGGTTTGACAAACTCAGTCAAGAGTTATCGGCAGAAGAATTTGAGATGGCAATTATGGAGGCGATTTTCAATCTTAGACAATGCCCCACGGGTAAAGAGCTTGTAAACCTCGTTAAAGAGTCCGACCGTGAATTAGTATCTAATTGTTGGTCAAGATGCCTAGAATCGCTCGCTAACCGCCTCCCGTTAAATAATTTGGATGATGCTACCCAGTACGCAATTTTCAAACTCGGTGGGATATCTCACCTTGGATCGATTGAAAGTACCCAACTGCAATACCTGAGCAACGATTTCAAGATCCACTGGCAAGCCTACCGAAAATCCCCGCGAGAATTTGAGCGCCCAGTGCAAATCATTCCCCCTGAGCAACGGGAATTCAAACCCAATGGACTCAAGCCAGAACTTTCAGAGGAACAACGGGTAAAAAATCAGGAATTTCTAAATAACCTGATCGCCACAAAAATGAGAACTTAAACGGAGCGAAATAATGGAAACAGTAATCATGGAAAATGTCGAGGCAGAACAAGCCGTTTTAGGGGGGATTCTATTAGACCCAGAAGCCATTGGTCGAGTTGCAGAAATGTTGCAACCTGAATCATTCTCCCTGCGATCGCATCAAACGATTTACAAGGCAGTATTAACCCTGCATTCTGAGGGAAAACCCACTGATTTGATGACCGTTACATTTTGGTTGGCAGATCAGAAATTACTCGACAAAGCCGGAGGACAATTAGGATTAACTCAACTCGTAGATCGGACGGTTTCAGCAGTCAACATTGATCAATATGCCAAACTAATTCTTGACAAAAAAACCCGTCGCGATCTAGTATCTTCCGCTTATAAGATTATTGAGTTAGCAGAAGATACCAGTCAAGAATTAGAGACTGTAATTCAAAAATCAGAAGAACAAATTGCCAATATTTCCCAGGGGAAAAGTCAGCAAGATTTAGTTTCAATTGGTGAAACCCTGATTGATACCTTTCAGGAAATTGAAGATCGGAGTGAAAGCAAAATTCCCCCCGGTGTTCCCTGCGGTTTCTATGATTTAGATGCAATGACAGGAGGTTTTCAACGGTCGGATTTAATTATTGTGGCTGGTAGGCCGTCAATGGGAAAAACAGCCTTAGCAGTCCAGTTTGGTTTTAAGATTGCTAAAAAAGGATTACCCGTTGCGGTGTTCAGTTTAGAAATGTCCAAAGGTCAGTTAGTCCAACGACTTTTAGCAGGGGAAGCAAAAATCGAAAGCACGCGGCTGCGGTCGGGAAATATTCAGCAAGATGAGTGGGAGCCGTTAACAGAGGCGATTAGTAAGTTAGCAGAATTGCCGATTTTTATTGACGATACCTCGAACCCTACTGTCAATGAAATTAAGAAAAAAGCTCAAAAACTGCAAGCCGAAAACGATGGAAAACTAGGCTTAATCCTAATAGATTATCTGCAATTAATGGATGGGGGAAGCGACAATCGGGTGCAGGAATTGTCAAGAATTACACGGGGATTAAAGGGAATGGCAAAAGATTTAAACGTCCCTGTTATTGTCTTATCTCAGTTAAATCGAAGTGTTGAGCAGCGCACTAATAAACGCCCAATGATGTCCGACTTGAGAGAATCGGGATCAACGGAACAGGACGCGGATTTGATAATGATGATTTACCGAGATGATTACTATAATCCCAACAGTTCAGAAGCCGGGGTAGCTGAAATCATTTTAACCAAACATCGCAACGGCCCCACCGGAACGGTTAAGTTATTATTTGATTCCCAGTTTACTCAGTTTAAGAATATGGCGAGGTCAAGATAGAAACCCACTAATTATCAAGGAATTTGAGAATGCTAGAAAATTACAAGAACACATGGACAGAAGCTGAGATAGAACAACTTCTACTTTTAAAAGACAGCAAAAAAACTCATGCGCAGATTGCTGAAATTTTAGGGAGAACAAAAGCATCTATTGATATCAAATATTCAAAGGTTAGAAACAACCTAGAGGAATCAAGTTGGATATGGACACACGAGGAAACTGAAACCTTGATAGCACTAGCAGAAACTTTACCGTTCACCCAATTAGTTATTCGATATAATCAACTAGCCGTTAAAAAAGGCTATCAAGAGCGAACAATATTATCCGTTCAAAATAAGTTATTAAATCTCGGACAAAGCCTAAGACCTAACAGTGGTTGGTATGGAGCCACGGCAGTTTTTATAGGACTAGGATTTTCAAGAGAAAGGATTCGTGGATGGATAAATAACGGGCTAAAACATCACTCTGAAGGCACAAGACAGTTTTACATTCGGAATGATCATTTGGTGGAATACATCCTATCCCATCCTGATTGTTTAAACGGAATCTCAGACGATGGGGTTCGTTGGTTTATCGCTTTATTAAATGAAGACAGGGAGATGAAAAAACGTGATGGTAGACCTGAAAACGCCCGTTCATTAACCGCTTAATCTTGACCGCGCCCTTGATTGATTAATTCCATTAAACCCAACAAAGGAGATTGACATGACCGTAACAACCAAGATATTTGAAAGAGTTTTAAAAGTTGGTGAGTGGGTAGAGATTGACCCACATAAACACCGCCCATCTTATCTAATAAGAGGTACAGCATGGCGAGTTGAAAGTTTCAATGTATTAAAACAAACCTGTCAAGTAACTAACTGTAAAGAGGGAAGTTGGCACAGATCAGAAACCCTAGACTTTGAGGAGATTTCCGACTCATCCCCATTCAAAAAAACTGATATTGTGCAATTAAAAAAGGATAGCCGTTACATCGGACGGGTGATTATGTGCCGGGGGAATAAAATCAAAATTCAGTGGACGAAAGGATTGGCAGAATCCTTAGACTCGGACAAGATAAAACTATTTATTCAGATGGTCAAAGGGGAACAAATCCCCCTCGGAAATTACGCTTTCCAGAAAGGCGATCATGTCAAAACTACAGACAAGAATTTTGGCAATGTAATCCTCACTGTAAAAGAATGCTTACCCTCTGGAATGGTTGGCTTGAAATCTTCAAACGATCCTGACTTACTACTCCCCGGCTGTGGCTTAACAGTTGTTGAGGAGGGTTTCTAATGCCAACATTCGCAACATTATTCATGGGCGGAGGCGGTGCAGATTTGGGGTTAGAAGCCGCGGGTTTTGAGTCCATTTGGGGGATCGAACGAGATCCTAAAATTGCAGAAGTAGCACGATTAAATTTCCCCAATACCAAAGTATTCAACTCTTGTGTTGGTGAAATTCGCACTCATCTCATGGAGCGGGTTGATCTACTTTGGATGAGTCCCCCCTGCCAACAATACAGCAATGCACGGCGGGGTGATATTCCTGACCATAAAGATAAAGATGCGGGGCTTTATTGCTGTGATTATATTGCCATATTATCCCCTCGATGGGTGGTTCTCGAAAACGTCCCAGGATATGCAAAATCACCAACTTTTGAGGCGATATTGCGATCGCTAATTGATTGTGGATATCGCTATCATTGGTTAATTTTAGACGCGGCGGATCACGGGGTTCCGCAAAACCGGAAACGGTTGATTATGTGGGCAGTTAAAAATTCAGAACCCCTCCCTTATTTTCCTGAACCAAAACCTAAAAAGGGATGGTATCAAGCCCTTAGTGATTTAATCCCAGAAATGCAGGACTGTGAGCTTGCGGACTGGCAGATTAAGCGACTGAATGAACTGGGTTTACCGGAAAAAGCCTCTCATTCACCCGTTTTGTTAATCCCCCGTGCGGGAGCCTGTATCAAGAATATTTTACCGACTCCACAAAACAAGCCTTGTCCAACAATTCGAGCTATGGCGGGTGTTTCGACCCATTGGGCGGACATCGTACAGGGAAGTCAAATCAAACGGATTAGTCAAAAAGCGACGGCACGGCTGCAAACTTTTCCCGATGATTACAAATTCTCAGAATCAAAAACCCTGACTCAGCAAATCATCGGGAATGCCGTGCCGCCGTTGTTGGCTAAAGAGCTAGGTTTAGCTATCTTAAAATCAATTAATCTTTATGAAGACAACTAAAAAAGGATTTCAACCCGCCCAAAAAATTCATACCAACGACCTCCACACATTCTCTTGTGAGTGTCTCTGGTATGATGCAGAAACAGACGAGGAACTTTTATCTGAATTATGGACAATTAAACTCGATAAAAGGCGATTTAGAACCGATGTCAGACAGGCTATTGTTGCAGGACTTATCTATTGTTTTCTCGAAACACCGGAAGCAATAGAGCGACATATTAACAGAGTGTTTTTTTGGAATAACAAATCCCGTGCTTTTGAGCCATTGGGTGCAGTGTCCGACGCTCCGATGACCGGATCTAGTCCAGTTGATTTTGAAGCCGATCCGGTGGTGGCTTTTGAGAGATTAAAAGCCCTTTGTGTCGAGATTGAGATTATCAAGGTTGACGATTGCTCTTGACCTTTTAAAAATATATAAATAAACTTGTTTTTTTTTGCGTTATTCGTGTACAATGTAAATAGTCAAGAATCAAGGTTTACCAATGTAGTTTGTTGGTAAACAGTTAACCAGTCTAAGCTCTTTACTGAGCTACGTTATTGAGAAGCGTTTAAGTTCATACCTTGGGATGCGTTGCCAGTTCCAAGCTCTATAACTAGGTGATTAAACAGATGTACAGCAATTAAGTCAGTGTCACCTGGATAGTACCGCTTAATAACATTGACGAGGCACACTTTACCCGATTTATCGGAGGCTCGAAAGAGTTATTTTTAAATGTCTAAAGTATTCGTAATGGATGCCGAAAAGCGTCCATTAAATCCAATCTCACCCGCAAAAGCTAGGATTCTTTTAACGCAAAAGAAAGCCGCAGTTTTTCGGCATCAACCTTTTACAATCATCCTAAAATATGCTGTCAAATCTTCAACTGAAGACTTGAGGCTAAAGATAGATCCTGGTTCTAAATTTACTGGCATTGCCTTGGTAAACGACGGCACGGGTGAAGTTGTTTGGGGCGCTGATATTCAACATCGTGGCATGGTGATCAAGAATGCACTGGAATCCCGACGCAGTTTAAGAAGGGGTCGCAGGGGACGGAAAACCAGATACCGCCAACCCCGTTTCCTTAATAGAACACGGGTTAAAGGTTGGTTAGCTCCGAGCTTGATGTCACGGGTCGAAAATGTGATTACCTGGGTCAATCGGTTAAGAAAGTTGGCTCCGATTGCAGCGATATCTCAGGAGTTGGTACGGTTCGACACTCAAATCATGGAGAATCCAGAAGTTTCCGGTGTTGAGTATCAGCAAGGGGAACTCGCGGGCTATGAAGTCAGGGAATACCTTTTGGAGAAGTTTAACCGTCAGTGCGTTTACTGTGGCGCTGTTGATACCAGATTAGAGATTGAACACTTGATACCCAGATCAAAGGGTGGGAGTAATCGGGTTTCTAATTTAGCGATCGCTTGCCATAAATGCAATCAGAAAAAGGGTGCTAAGGATATTAAAGATTTCCTTTCTAAGAAAAAGGAATTGCTTAATAAAATCCTGAAACGGGTTAAAGCCCCTCTCAAAGATGCAGCCGCCGTTAATTCTACCCGGTGGTGTTTATACAACCGATTGAAAGAAACGGGTTTACCTGTAGAAGTTGGGACGGGGGGACGGACTAAGTTTAACCGATGCCGTCAAAAGTTCCCTAAAGCTCACTGGATTGACGCGGCTTGTGTTGGTGCTTCTACTCCCGAAAATCTGATTATTAAGGATGTCAAACCTTTATTAATATCAGCTAAAGGGCATGGGGTCAGGCAACGGGTAACGACTGATAAATATGGTTTTCCTAAGTGCCATAAAGCAAGAATCAAGAGCTTTATGGGGTATAAAACGGGGGATTTAGTTAAGGCTGTAATTCCATCTGGAAAGAATAAGGGAACCCATTATGGTCGAGTTACGATCCGGCAACGTCCGAGTTTTACCTTGGACAAGATGGATGTTCACCCAAAATACCTGAGCCTACTTCAGAAAGCCGATGGTTATGCTTATTCGAGCCTCGAACCATTACAAGAAAGCAGTTCCAGTTAATTTATTGTCAAATCACAGAAGCCAAAATCAATGATTTTTACCGAGCCTCGCAAAAGCAGTCTAAAACCCTTTCTGTGTAAGGCTTTCAAAAGCCAGGGGTTAATGATTGTATTGGTTCTTGATTGATCTGATACTTACAGAATTGGTATTGGATGTTTTTTATCTTGTTCTTAGTTAATGATTGTATTGGTTCTTGATTGATCTGATACGTCTGGCTTTGATTTCTTGCCTATGTTCGTGGGGCCTGTTAATGATTGTATTGGTTCTTGATTGATCTGATACCAATTACCCAACCCCGACCGGATAAAACCCGTATTGTTAATGATTGTATTGGTTCTTGATTGATCTGATACTAAAGCCATACAAACCCCAAACCCTTAGCTAATTGTTAATGATTGTATTGGTTCTTGATTGATCTGATACTATATTTTGAAGTCCTGAGTATTTTCTTCTCTCTATCGTTAATGATTGTATTGGTTCTTGATTGATCTGATACTCCCTAAAGATTGGGGTAACACGATTAGCTTTACCTTCACCCGTTAATGATTGTATTGGTTCTTGATTGATCTGATACAAGTTCTCCCTGTTGGGATGTGTTGGGTTAGCTCTAAGTTAATGATTGTATTGGTTCTTGATTGATCTGATACGACAAATTCATTGGGCCGAGAATAACGATAAATTAGGTTAATGATTGTATTGGTTCTTGATTGATCTGATACTCTAAAAAACTTAGGGTTGGGAAATTTCCCCAGCTTGGTTAGATGTTAATGATTGTATTGGTTCTTGATTGATCTGATACTCGTGAGGGTTAGAGAATCTACGGTTTTCCGGTCGGATTTGGTTAATGATTGTATTGGTTCTTGATTGATCTGATACTGCATTGTTTTAAGTCCTATTAGTGAAGGTTAGGAGGTTAATGATTGTATTGGTTCTTGATTGATCTGATACAAAAAGCTATCTCAACGCACCCACAAATGCTCTAATTGTTAATGATTGTATTGGTTCTTGATTGATCTGATACATAGCTTAAAACCTTGTCGCCAAACAGATTCAGGCTATGTTAATGATTGTATTGGTTCTTGGCTGACTTGATACACGGGAAGGATCAAACCTGAGATAGCTCCTTATTGGTTAGTTAATGATTGTATTGGTTCTTGGCTGACTTGATACACACTGTAAAACAAATCAGTTATGATGTAAAACATAAGTTAATGATTGTATTGGTTCTTGACTGACTTGATACGTTATATGATGCGCCTTACTGCCTTCACTGACTGCGTTAATGATTGTATTGGTTCTTGACTGACTTGATACTATATCAAAATCTATATTCTGGATAGACTCAACAAGTTAATGATTGTATTGGTTCTTGACTGACTTGATACAAAACTTAATGGCAATGGTGAGGGGAATGGGAAAAATATGTTAATGATTGCATTGGTTCTTGACTAATTTGATACTAGCTGACTATATTATAATTTGATCGTGGGTGAACGTCTGCTTCATGCAGTGTTGTTAAAAGATTTATTTCTTTTGACACTAGCCCACACCTTGCTTTAAAGTGTAGATCATTATATAATAATAGAAATACATCAAACAACAAAAATTATGATCAATTCTTTACGATTACTTAATTTTAAATGCTTTAAAGATCAAACTATTCCACTCAAATCCCTGACACTGTTGACAGTTAATGATTATCTTATTTCTTGACTGAAGATGCACAAAAGAGTAGGAGACTAATGGACAAATTCAAGGTTGATGTTTTATCGAAAACAGCTAATCCCCAACAGATGATTTATCTGGCATTGCATCAATGTTATAGCGAGAATTATGTGTTTGAAGGCATTGATAAAACCCCCCCAGAAAAAGAGTGTGGTGAGATAGCCGTTAAACGATTACTAGAGGGAAATAGAGGACACTTTGGAGTGTTAGAGCACTGCTACATCGTTTTTAGTGTGGGATATTTCCCCCATAGTGTGATGCAACAGGCAACCCGGCATAGAATAGCTAGTTTCGATGTTCAATCTGGGCGCTACTCAGGGCAGAGGATTGTTGATGTAATCAACTTCAAGAGAAGTTTAGAAGATGTTTTTTACCTCCGTCCGGTGGGGAATTACAGCGATCGCCAAGGCAAAAAATATTATTATTCACCTGAATTAAGAGAAATCCATTTACAACACTGTGTAGATGCTTGTGGTTTGTATAAACAAAACATTGAGTCTGGGATGAGTGAAGAACACGCCAGGGGTTTAATCCCGTTCGATTTCAGACAGCATTTTGTTATGTCTTGTAACCTGCGTTCACTGTTACATTTTCTCGATTTAAGATTCAAAAAAGATGCTCAATTAGAGATTCAAAAACTCTCTGAAATGATGTGGGCCCATACTCAAGAATGGGTTCCTGAGATTTCAGCTTGGTATGAAAAAAATAGATTAGGGAAAGCTCGGCTTGCCCCCTAATTTTGCTTTCTGGAATAAGGAAAATCGTCACCCTTCATTATTAATCCAATACCTTATCAATTCCGAGAGGGATAGATTTCTTGAGGATGCGATCGCCTCTATCCTCTCCCTCTCAACTTCTGAAAGCCTCACCCTGACAACGGTTGGGCGGTTAAAAAGTTTTTTTGATTTAGGGGTTGACATATTTTGATTTTGTAGCTACAATAATTTAGTATAGAACACAAAAAAAGGGACGCCGCCAAATCGGGCGTAAAATATGAAAAACTCCACAAACGCCGACCAACTTTCTAAAAGAATTTCTCAACTGAACAGTTTAATAGTCAAATTCCCCCGCGTCCGGTCTTTAGTTCGGAAGTGGGCTTTTGAATTGACTCAACTTGAGGGGCGTTTAGAAGCCCTGAAATCGGTAGCGGTTGTGGAGTCTCCACGACAACTAACAATTTGGAACGCACCCGTTATGGAAAAAATAGAACAATTCCCTCGCCCTGACCAATCGGATTTAGATTGGCTTTTTCAAGATCCCCCATCAGGGACGGAAAAGCAACAAAGCTGGGCGGGGTCAATTCGGATTGACTTCATACAGGGAGTTGTAGAAGCTCATTGCAGTCTTAGAGGTGAAGTTGCCATGGGATGTCGGATTGACTGGCTTAAGTCCCATGAAGAAATGTCTAACTTGTTAAAAGCAGCCTCCAATGCCGATGCTAAATTCTGGATTGAAACCAGAAAAGAGGGCTATATTTTTATCTCAAATAAATTATTAAAAAGTTAATTTATGGGCTGGGCGCGATGCCTTAAATCCGCGCAAAAGTTAACGATATAAGGACAAAACAAAGGAGGATTATATGTTGCTACACGCTCGCTACTGGAAATATGACGGGGCGTCTCCCCAGATTCCCAATACATTGAAATACGACCCTCATGGCTTTGGTCTGGGTGTTATTCAATCCCTGGATATCCTAATAAACCAATCCCCAATCCCTCTGTACCGATTAAGCTGTGTATCTTTGGAGGGTGCGATCGCCAAACATCACAAAGGTGATTCCTTTGGGCATCAAGTCCACTGCGCGGCTACGTCTGAACAGTGGGAAGCGGCTAAGGATTATTGGGAATCAACAATTGGGATCTCAAGTTCCCAAACTCCCAAAAGTCCTACTATATAAGGATTAAACAATACCGATACTACATTGGGGTGGTAGGAGGCGCAGGTTCAAATCCTGTCGCTCCGATAGAGGTAAAAGCCGGATTCTGTAAGGGATTCGGCTTTTTAGATCCACGATCCACCGCCCGTCGTTGCCAGATTTATTTCCAGATGGTGAATAATCTGTTATAACTGGTGAATAGTTACATAGGATTTTTTATGAGGCCCCACGAACATAGGCAAGAAATCAAAGCCAGACTCAAGCCAGAAGATAGGGAAAAATTAAAAACCCTCGTCATCGGCATGGGTTATCGTTATTGGAGACGGGAATCAGCAGAACCCGCATGGACTGAATTTTTGGAGGCGATCACAACCGGCGACATAATTCTTTACAAAAAAGTTGAGTGAGGGGGTTGACATTTTAAAATAACTGGGGTACAGTTATAAATGTAGAAGGTTAAAAGTTAAGCAAGTAAGGCAGCCACCCTACTTGCTCTCAAGTCAATCATTTTCAATTAATTTAAGGAATATACCATGAAAGTTAAAGTCTATTTCAATCTTCATAAAAAGATGTTTTCAGTCGTCGCATTAGAGGGCGAAAATAAGGGGCGGGTTATAGCCCACGAAACAGAAGTTAAATTAACCAATGGTACGTTCAAAGTTTCTGAAGCCGGACGGCAACGGGTTATCAGAGAGCAACGCAAAAATGTCCATGCTTACGTTGTTGGAACGTTGACTGACGCAGTGAAAAACTGCAATCAAGCCGTTACTTACAACCCTTATAAATACAACTCATTTGTGTTTAAACACAATGAATCCCCTGTGTTAACGGCTCAAAGCGTTCTATTAATCAACAAGCAAATTTTCATCAACTAAATTTTCATTAACTAAATAGGAGAATATCATGGTTTATCGCATTACTCGCATCAAGACCGCAGCCAAAAAAGAAGACCGTCAAGGGTATTATTTAGACGCTCTAAATGAGTTAGAAGCCTTGACAAAATTCTACAATCAGTTCCCTGAGTTTGTAGGGGAAGAATTGGAGTTAGAGGAGTGGAGTTAACAATAGTTTAAATATAAAGCAGGGTTGCAAAATACCCTGCTTTATTTATACCTTAACTAAACTCTCAATTTCCAGGGCCCGTAACACCTGATTTACCACCTTGCTAAACACCAACTCAGATGACTGATTGGAATTAATCAGGTGGTATTTGTATCTTTTGGCAATGTCCAAATATCCCCACCTCACCCTCTCCAAAAACAAGATATTTCTTTCAATTGCATCAAGGGGTCTGTCTTCCAATCTTGCCACAGCCGCCCGAATTGGTAAGTCAAAAATAATCACCATATCGGGTGTTAGTCCCCCCGTGACGGCTTCATTCGCTTTGATAAGGATATTAGGGTCAATCCCGTGGCCGTAACCTTGATAGGCGAGTGTGGAGGGGGTGAAGCGATCGCATAAAACAATATCAAATTCTCCCATCTTTTTCCGAATCACATCGCAATGCACCCGCCTGTCTTCAAGAATCAAATCTAGCTGTTCCTGGGGACTCATGGAGACGGTTTTAATCTTATTCCTACACTCATCCCCATAAGGTTCTCTCGTACTCCACACAGCCAAGCTAGCTGTTGCTTCTAAGTATTCTTTCAATCTGGACATCTGAGTGGTTTTCCCACTGCGGTCAATGCCTTCAAATACAATTAATCTACTCATTTCATCCTCATCCAATTTTTAATTAAATCATCCTTAATCATACTCTGTATGACTAATTCGATAATGTGTTCCTTGGCTTGTTCCAAGGTTAGGCTGTCAACATTTTGCCTGATTATTGCGAGTTTGAATTGTTGCTCCATCGTTAATTGTACAGGTTCCATTGTTTCCTCTTTTGATTAGTTGATTATGGACTATATTACTTCTGGACATTGCAATACTATAGAAAATTGATTCTATATATATTATATCAAAAAAACAATCGTTTTGTATCCCCCTGATACAAAATCTAAAATAGTTTGCTTTACCTGTTGACACCTGTTGATATTTTGTGTAGTATTAGAAATGTAGAGAACAGTAACCAACACAAAGCAAAGAGGACAAACGCCATGACAACCACCACAACCAAAACCACTAAAACCACACCTGAGTGGAAATGGAACAATGATCTAGGGCGTGATGCCCTGAAACTCCCTACAAAGGGGTATTACGTCGATGATAGAGGGAACATCTGGAAAGATAATGGTGACTCCATTGGTAACGTCACCCCGTTACCGAACTCCGTTAAGGTGACAAAACTGGAATGGGTTGTCACCCAGGAAGAAAAACAGGAGACTGTTACCTGTCAAAAACTCCAAGGGAGTTATCAAAAAACACAGTCTCCCGCCCGTCGTAAAGAGTCCCCCGATGGGATGCGGGGCGGTAATTCTCAATGGGGCGAAGTTTCTGGCCCCAAAGCTCATTTTGTGGCTGACGAATATCAGGTGACAGTCACCTATATGGCTTTGGTTGCCGTAAATCAATTCGGGGAAGCTGTGGAAGGGAAACCTAAATTTCCTAGTGCCACAACCATTGCCTACGAAACGGGCTATGGAGAAACCACAGAATATTCTGTGACCGATTTGGCGGTTTTGGAATTGCCTACCGAGAAGGTAGAGAAGGTCTACACAGACCAACGAAAACACCTCTATGGAGAGGCAATCAAGGTTGTCAAAGAATACCTTGACAATTTAGATAAACCCGTTGAAGGGCTGTTAAAGGTCGGTGACAGCGTGATTCACCCTGTATATGGGCAGGGGATTGTCACAAAAGCCTTTGGGACTAAAAACCCCACCTACCAGTCCGTTTGCGCGGATTTCCCCTGCGGGAACAAGATGGTAGGAAAATGTGACCTGATATAACGCCTATGACTGCGCTTGTTCTCGAATTGACACATTGTTTTAGGAGAGTTAAATGGAAGTATTAGCACAGCATTATCTAAATTACAGAGAGCAAAGAGACGATGCTTTCGTTGATAGAAATGACAAGATTTGGAATGAATCCAATAATGCTATGGAGCGAATTCTATCTCGCGTCCCAAATGAAAAAATGGTTGAGTTTAAGTCAATCGTTTCAAGGCTATCAAGTCAAGACCAAAATGAAGAATAAACACACTTTACCAGAGAAAATACAGCCATGAAAATCATCAACGCCACTCCCCATCAAATCATTATCTGTTCAGGTGAAGGGGTTAACCAAGACCCTAAAACCAAGCAATTCACAGCTTCGGCTGTTGAGATCCTCCACACCCTGCCACCATCGGGAATCATCCCCCGCGTGGCGATGGGGAATACCGAAGCCGAACCCATTTTAGGTATTCCAGTCCAAAGCGTTCAATATGGCGAGATTGAGGGACTCCCCCCTGCGTCTCCCGACACTTATTATATAGTGTCGGGACTGGTAGCAGCAGCCGCCGTTAAAGTGAACCGGGCTGATTGCCTGGCTCCGGGTGCGCTAGTCAGAAATGCCAATAACCCATCAGAGGTGTTAGGCTGTCTTTTTTTGCAAAAGCCCTGATTGGCGACGGTTGCCCCCGGTGTGGTAGTCATAGGCTGGTTAGATATGGTTACACCGAACACGGTCGCCGCCGAATGAAATGCAAGGATTGTAATAAATTATTTTAAAATCAACCCTCTAAATATTTAGAGGGTTCTTTTTTTGATTATCTGATAATCGTTAACGTCGTAGTCTCTGGCAACTTCACCCACGGATAAACGATCCGCCAAACATCGTGACTATAAATATTTTTCGTCATGTACCGGGCGTCGGGAACTTGTTTAATCTCTATCCCCATCTTAATACTCATCGCTTTGAGAGGTCGCCAACTGAAGTTAGACTCATGAACTTTATTGAACTTGGCAACCCTGATGATTGACGAATAATCAAAAAGTTCATCCAAAGCCTCGGACAGTTGATTGTTTTCTTCCTCAAGCAGTGCTTTCTCGGCCTCTAACTTTTCTACCTCTAACGCCAATCGTCCAGCCTCTAGCAAAGCCTGAGCATAGGTTTGTGGTAACGCAAGCGGGGTCTGAACGTGGTTATTCTTAGCAAGGGAGAAAGCCTCAACTAACCGTTCTTTGCAATCCAAAACCTGATCACTGTTTCGGGAAAACGTCATCAAAAGTGTTGCTTGTGCTTCATTCAAGAAACAGTAAGAGACTTCGTAAGCCCCACCCTGCGGGCGTCTCACCACGTCCGTTTTAAACGCGACTGGTGTTTTTCGTTCTAATCGGTCTAAATACTTTGTGATTGTTTGCAGTAAGTTCTTATGTTGAATCCCCAGTTCATCAGCAATCAATCGGGAATCGACAACTAAGGTGTCATTCTGTGTGGTAATGTCAAGAATAGCCATTGTTTACTCCGTATAAGTAAGTTGTGGTTAGACCCGTTCAAAAGCCAAAAACTTTTGGCGGGTTGCCTATTTATATTATAATACAAACCCAATATCTTCACCAATAAAAATAACCCAACAATTAATAAATCATCGGGTTAGTGTTGTCCAATTTTAATCAGTGTGCATTATTATTATAGCACCCTATTCAAAGGTTTTCTTTCTGGAAATAAATCTTTAATTGACCTGACAGCATCAATATAAGACTTACCGAGGTATGTTCCATTCTCTCCAAAACTAACAGGGATATCAGAAACCGCCCACCACCCAGACCGACTTCTGAACTCAATATACCAATAACCATATTGGGTATTTTCTCCCGTTGTTTGGGATATTAAATTATTTAATTGTTCTGTTTTTGTTTGCATTCGCAACATCATTTCCTCTCTAATTTTCCCTTGAAGTTCCCAGATATCTTTTTTAATAATGTCGTTCATCTGATTAGCTAATCTCATCTTGTACCCTGAATCCGTAGCATTCTCGTACTCGGTTATTAAATTTTTTAATGCTTCCGTATCCATCATCCCACCTCAAAAGTAACAACATTCCACTTCAATTCTACCTGTAATTCTACCTGTAATTTTACCTGTTCTGATATCCATTTGTCCATACACGAATTAATAAAAACAGGATAATCATTACGAGATTGTAGCCATTGTTTAGGATACTTAACTTTCAATTCCTTAATCGTGAAAGTTTCCTCGGATACGGTAACTTCACGATCCAATGCAATCAGTTTAATTTTAGTTGAATTATTCATAATAAAAAGGGACTGGGTTGTGTTGGTGTTGCATTAAATACAATCTAATGCCCTCCAGGGCAAGAGATTGTCTCAGGTTTGATTGCCGTCGTTAGTGTTTGAATTACTTGCATTGGTAGATACCCCTTTTAACTTCTTTATTATTGCAATAGCTTTTTGATGTTCCGTTGCTAGATGCTGATATTTCTCCTGTATATTAACTAGCTGTTCAGAAAAATTAGAGTTAGTTTTCTCCTGTAGCGCGGCTATCTTTTCCCTGAGTTCGTTGTTTTCAACCTCAAGCCTGTTTAAATCATTCTCCCTATAATTAGCCTCCCTCTGAAGGCTTTTAATTTCACTCTGTAATTCAACTATAACCTTGATGTTTTTGGTATCAAAAATTCTATTGATAGCAATACCAATTACACTACTACCACCCAACAGAACGGTAATCAAACCAAATACTGATTGAATCGTTTGGTCTGTAGTAGCTGTTGTTGTATTTGATTGGAGAATAACATGAAAAAAAGACATCAACATTTTGATTACGAGGGTAATTAACTTTTGTAGGCATATTTAATTGATAACATAATCTCTGCAAGCATTGAAGAAAACACCCCGCAAGCTAAGGAAGATATACTGCCATTTTGCTTGATTCCTACAGACAAAAAGAAAACTACTATAAACAATACTGAAAGGATGTGGCAGATATTTAAAAGAATATAGCAAGCAGTCCAAACAGAGGAGCTAATTTCACTACTAAACTCTTTCTTGAACTTGTAGACGAAACACCAACAAATTATCCCGCCAATCCCCACCCCAAGGGTGATAGCGTTTAAAAAATCAATACTCTCATTTATCCATCCAATAGATGTTTCTAATGGGGTAAAAATCATTCCAAACAATCCGACCAGAATCATCACCAGGAAATGATGATTAAAAAATAATGCCTGAACTATATATTTAATTCTAAAAACAGGGCGTGGCATATTGCAATATTTACCCCCTCTTTCTAAAATCGTAAGACTCACCCTCTTTTTTTCGCTCTTTGAGTTTTTTGCTACGTTCATAGTGATGCCCCAATACAAGGAAAAGCGATAAAAAACTTATAATAATTTGAATTATTAAAGTTGATATTTTCATATTATCAAACTTGTCATAACCTATCTTGTTAAAGCTGTCAAACAATAACATCAATCCGTTATTTATCAACAGAGTAGATGACAAGTATTGATTCAACTTTCGGTTATCGAATATCAAGGAAAATCCATTAATAATAGAAATCAGTCCGGCAAAGAAAAGCAGGAAGGCATAACCGGATTGATTAAACGGGAGTGAGAAAATTGATATTGATATCATTCTATTGGTGTTAATGGGTTGTTTTTTGACGCTTCAATTGCAGCTAGTTCTGTCGCTTTTCTGGTGGCTATTATTCCCATTGCCTTAGTAACCAAAGCAATTTTTATCCATTCCATCCGCTCTGAAAATCCAGGAAACTCGACTTCTAATTCATTGGGTGTTCCCAAGTTTAAGATACCTTCACCTGGGCTTGTCCCCAAAACTTCTCCAGTCTCAAGATTGACAATCGAATATTGGTGGCACAGTTCAATTACAACATCCAATAAAATCCCACTCACAGGAATCTGTTGGCTTTGTAATACAAAAAAATGGTCTTTTTTTTCAATAGTCATGATTATGCTCCTATTAATCCGTGTGTAATTAAATCATCAATCAACGCCTTTACCCTTTCTGCTAACCCTTCCAGGGTAACAGTTGACGTTGTAAAGGTTGTGCGAGTTGGTGTTCCAGTTGGTGCAGTCCATCCGGTTCTTCTGGTAGAAACAACCTGGGTTGCATTCAAAGATAAAGCACCTCTGAAAAAGTTATTGGTGATTTCAATATCACCAATTGTTACGGTGTTTGAGCCGTTTCCGGTGGCGTTGTAGCCAAAAACTTGCTCATTTGTTGCATTCTGGGTTCCTTTGGTGTTCACGCCAAAGAAGCAGGAGTTATTTGAGACAGTTAATCCCGTAATCCCGTCAGCGATGTAACGTCCTGCACCAACTCCAAAACCTGCCAAATTACTCCCTGTTATATTGCTGAAAAGCGCACCAACTCCAGAGGCAGTTAAATTATTCCCTGTAGTGTTATTTTCTAAAGCCCCAACGCCAAAAGCAGACGAATTATTCCCTGTAGTATTAGAACGAAGCGTATTAAGTCCAGCGGCAGTTAAACTACTCCCTGTAATATTGGACAAAAGCGCACTAACTCCAACTGCCGTTGAATAATTCCCTGTGGTGTTATTTTGTAAAGCCCCAGTTCCAAAACCTGCCATACCAATACCTGTGGTATTGGCCTGGAGCACACTAACTCCTGTTATTGTATTTGTGCCTAAACTCCCCCCTCCTCTCCCAATAGGAATCAAATTATAAGAATTGGCACTAACAGTACCAGCAAAAATAGCACCCGTAACCCCTAAACTAGCGACCCTTAAAGCCCCTGTAGTTGTTGATGTTGATGCCGTTGCGCTAGTTGAAATCAAGTCCCCTGTGATAGTCCCACCTGCCAATGAAAGATAGGAATTAATATCAATAGAATAAGTCCCATCCCCTGTTTTTTTTAGGAATCCTGGGGTGTCGGATAGCGATTGAAGGGCAATTAATTCGTTGCCGATACTGTTAGTTGAAACCGCAGTTACTTGACCCTTAGCATTGACAGTAATAGCAGGAATTGAACTAGCACTACCGAAAGAACCAACATTACTATTGACCGTTGCCAGTGTTATCGCACTTGTAACATTGGCTGAACCATCAAAACTAACTAAATAACTTGCATCCCCCGTTGTTGCAATTGTCCGTGGCGTGCTTAGTTTTAAAGCCTCTCCCGCAGTAGCAGAACTCGATATCTCAACATAAACAGAACCCGACCATCGGTAAACTTTATTAGTCGTTTCGTCAACATAAATCTTTCCAGTCTCGCCAGTGCCTGGGAACCCGGCAAGGTTTGTATAACTCAGGACATCATCAACATAAGACGGTAAAAGCCCAGATGAAATTGTGCCAGACGCGGCGTTTAAACTTGTTAAAACTTCGTTGCCAGTAGATGCGATCGCACCAACATCAGAAGCGGTTAAACTAATCTGAGCTTTAGGAACCTTGGTATTTGAATCCAAGGTAGCCACACCATTAGCCATTGCCTTCTCTAATTGCAAAACAATCAAAGAATAATCAATATCCGAAAACATTCCCATGTTAATATCCTCTCACTAATCGGACTGATTTACCACTAGGAATTACTAACTCAATGGCGGGGTATAGAACATTATTAATGGCTTCAAAGTTTAGATTTTCACCGGATGAAAATGTTAATCCATTAATAGTTACATCCCCTACGAGTACCTTTAAATAAATGAAATAACTACCAGTTGCAATTGTTGTATTTGTTGTTAGCAATCTACAATCTAACTCGGCGGTTATTGTTGGTAAAGAGACTGGGACTCTACCACTTGATAAAGATGGAAGTTTGGCGTTGATCGCCGTTGACGTGGCTTCTTTTGCAAGTGTAGAAAAGCCGCCCCCGCTTGACGTTCCTAGTGCTAAATTTATCTCAGCAATCTGTTCTATGGTTTCTTCTATGTTCGGACTCTCAGACTCTAATCTATTCAATAGATTTGATTTTCTAAGTTGTAAATAGGCTTCACTCATTTAATCACCTCCGCTTGCAAAATATTCTCAGAATCAGATCCTTTATTTCTTTTTTCCCACTCATTGATTGCAACATTTAGATCATCTTCAGTCACGGAACTAAGCTGATCTAAGTATTCAAAACCTGGTAGAGTTTCATCTGGTAATAATATTTTTTCCATTTAATACCTTATTTAGTTCTTGAGTTAATTTGTCAGTTGAAATCATGCTTAGATAGTCAAGATCCTCAATTTCTTGAGAGTTGGACTCATCATGATCGGGGTCTAACTGTTGTTTAAATGGGTCAATATAAAATCTTGGCCAGATAATTCTATATTGCCATTGTTCTCTGGGATATCCCTGCAATGCCAACTCTAAATTAAAGATTTGTTTGAAACCCGTTGACAGGCTTTGACGGAAATCATTAATTAATCTAGCATAAGCTCTTTCTGGCCCCCCCGATATTTCTCTAGCACCAATCCCAGGAAATCCCAACATCCAAGGGGGAATCCTTGACCGTCTGACAAATCGAGCCATAAAAAATTCGGCTGCTTTCAATAGGGCGGTGATGTCAGGATTGGAATTACTTAATTTTTTAATGTCACCCCCGCCATACATATAAAGGTCGGTCAAAATCTTTTGATTTTTAGCCCCTTCATACATAATTTTATACTCATTAGCTTGTTCTTCATCATATTCGCACGGGAGAATATGAATATTAGGGTTGATCCCCACAGCGTGAGAGGCTTCGGCAATATCATCAAGGATCTGCTCAATCCGACACCAATCTTTTAAGCATTCAAGAAACAACGCTCTACCATATAAATTGTCGCGTCGGTATCTCCAATGAACTATTGAGATAGGATGGAACTGAATCGGATCGGGATCTCTTAATAAAGCTCGTTGCTCAAATCCCAGTAACTCCCCTTGTTTGGTTTCCAGCCTGAACATTTCCCAAGTCGGGAGATACAAAATCCTTTCAATTCGCATCGCCTTAGAATTGATTCCTAGGGACGCAAAACTATCGCCATAAGCTAACAACCTTTCCCCTACAATCTTGGGTTCTGAGGGCATTAAAACTTCTCTAATCACCCGTCTCAATATTTCTTGAATCTTTGGATCAACCTTAGTTTTATTGTCATTCAAAGTATCAGAAATATCAAAGCCCTGGTCATCTCCATCGTGGGAAGTCCAGGCATCCCCATTGATAGCGTCATAGGCAGTTGCAGCCTCCGAGCAACAATAACGAAGCTCAATTAACTGAGTAGCTAGGTTGGGGTTTCTAACGGGAATCTCAGGAATCTCAAGGTCATAATCACGCCCTTCTTGAGTGGTGTCGTTGTAAGTCCAGTTACGCCACCCTGAGCGCGGTCGTTGTTGCCCTTCTATCTCGGTACGATTCCAAACAGTTAGGAATCGCCATATCTTCTCAAAGATCCGATTTCTCCCTGGTGTGGGATTTGGTGATCTCATTGTTTATAAGGATAAAATTATCTTAATCCTATCACAATATTATTAATAACTTAAAGTGCAATGCTGTATAATAGAAAAGAGAAAAGCCGGAAGGTTCTATCTTTTCCGGCTTTTCTCAAAAAACATTACAAATCACTGAAAAGTTCTTATGTCTAATATAGCATTATCTGGCAATCAAGATCACAGTCAATCCAAATCCCCTTTTGACTCAATTAAGCGCATTGACTGTGAAGGGCGCGAATACTGGTTGGCACGGGAGTTGATGAGTTTATTGGGATATCCCCGATGGAATGAATTTAAGGTAGCCATTGAACGAGCAATGGTTTCTTGTGAAGCACAGCAAGGCTCAAACGAAGTCGGTAAGCACTTTTCAGTGTCAATCCTAAAAAGTGGCGGTCGCCCAAAAGAAGATTACAAATTATCTCGATTTGGGGCTTATCTCACGGCTATGAACGGCGACCCCCGAAAACCGGAAATTGCACAAGCTCAAGCCTATTTTGTCATCAAAACCCGTGAAGCTGAAACCGTCATCCCCCAACAAAATGATGAGCTAGAATTTCTCCGGTTACAAGTCCGAATTGCTGAAGCCCAAGCTAGTAGCATGAGAGATCAAAGGCTTGTTTTAGAAACCGGCTCCGCTATTGTTTCACTTCATGGCGTGGGAACTTTGGCACTCATTCAAGGTCGTCCTGACGCAGTAGTGAGAGAAGTTGAAACCCAGTTTGAATCAGTTGTAATGAATGAAGACGGAAAACAGTTAGCTGTATTTCGTGGGAAGTCATTGGCACAACTCGGTAAAGAATTGAAATTCAAAACCGGAAAGGATTTTCAGAAGTGGCTAGAATCCTGCGGTAAAGATCATTTAATTTCTAAAGCGATGCGTCCAGTTCAAACCGACTATATCCCTGCTGAATTGGTTGATGAGGTTCGAGAATTGTGGGCAAATCAGAAAGGCGATCGCCAGATGATTATTGGGGAATAGTTGGCAGAAATCTTGGTTAAAACCACCAATTAAAAAGGGTAGAGACTGAATCTCTACCCTTAAAGATTTGCTGATAATATCAACTCAACTAAACTAAATGTTAAATCAAATTATTCATGGGGATTGTTTTGAAGTTTTAAAGAATATTCCTGATAATTATTTTGATAGTTTAATAAGCGATCCACCCGCAGGAATTAGCTTTATGTCAAAGGAATTTGACCACAATAAAGGGGGTATGCTTAACTGGATTAATTGGCTATCTGAGATAATGGCAGAATGTTTAAGGGTGATGAAACCCGGAGCCTGTGGCTTGGTTTGGAGTCTCCCTAGAACATCTCACTGGACGGGTATAGCTTTGGAGTTAGCAGGGTTTAGGTTGATTGATATAATTCACCACTGCCAAGGTTCTGGTTTTCCGAAAGGTCAAGATATTGGGAAAATGTTGGACAAATTAGCGGGTGAAGAAAGAGAGATTGTGGAAACAAAAAGAAAAACGCCTTCGTTTAACGAAAAATGGAATTATGGAAATTCTTTACAGACTTATAACCAACAAATAACCGCCCCATCATCACCCGAAGCCAAGCAATGGGACGGATGGAAAACGCCCGCACTAAAACCAGCCGTTGAGGGTTGGTGGTTAGTTCAAAAGCCTATATCAGAATCAAGTATTGCTAGGAATATTTTAAAACATGGCGTTGGTGGTTTGAATATTGAGGCTACAAGAATTGGTGTAAAAGAAAATGACCCAAATAATAGGATAAACCCAACAAAATCAAGCGATTTCCATAAAACTGTGTTTGGCGTTGGTATAGGAAATGTAACATGTCCTAGAGGGCCTAAAGATATAGGACGATACCCTGCTAACCTAATCCTTTCCTGCGGAGCTAATTGCAAAGGCGAGAATCATAGCCCTGATTGTCCGGTGACGGTGATTGGTGAACAGAGTGGGATTTGTACGAGTGGCTCAGGACGAAAAACAACGGGAGATGAAAAATATTTTACAGGGTTAAACAAAAGAGAAAATATTCCCTACGTTGTTGGTGACACCGGAACCGCCGCCCGATTCTTTAAACAACTCCCCTTTGACCCCGAAACCATCCCTAGCGTCTATTACCAAGCCAAGGCATCCCCTAGTGATAGGTCAAACAGTGGAGAGATTAAAAATACTCACCCAACGGTCAAGAGTCGTCACCTGATGAAATATTTAATTACTTTAATCACCCCTGAGAATGGAATAGTTTTAGACCCGTTTTGTGGCAGTGGCACAACAGCTTTAGCCTGCAAAGAATTAGGACGGAATTATATCTGCATCGAAAAGGAAAAGGAGTATTTTGATACTGCTTGTGACAGGATTAATCAACCCAGGGAATACTCAGAATTAGAGATAGAAATTAAAGAATTAAATAAACCTGAATTTAAACAATTGAGTTTATTAGACTTAATTTGAATTGCCCCAAAACTATTAAACATCCTTACCACTAACCCCTACCCAAGTTGCCTTAATCCGGTTCAAAAGCTCAAAAGCACCACTGCTTGAGTCTGTCAAGTCATTAACTAAAGGTTTACCGCTCCCATCAAAATTATGCAAAGCATTAATATATTGGTCATTCCATGTACCCCTGAGTAAAAACACCCTACCGTTCTGTGCGGCGGTTGCGTAGGGTAAAGCCCTCTGAATCTTGTCGCCTTGGGGTCTAACTGGTTTGCATCTAAAACCCTTCAAAGATGTCTTAATCTGTTCCATAGCCATAATCCCTGCGCTCCCTGGTTCCTGTTCCCATCCCACCGTCACAGTTTTCCCGTCCCTTTCGGCGGTTTTTCTGATTAAATTAATAGCTTCGGCGGGTGTAGTTTGTTCCCAAATAGCATCCAAAACTATTAGGCTTTTATCCTTTAATATTGCCATTTTTACCCCTGCGGTATAATAGCTTAATTTAGTTTTGGTAGCTGCCAAATCCCAAAATCTAACCGTCCGTGTAATCTCATCTCTGTCGATATCATCAACAACCTCAAACCAATCACGATTAAATACAACCCCCGCTTCTGGTTTAATTTTCCAGTTTCCTAGTAACAATCTTTGTTTGTCAATCTCATGTAGTGCGTAAAGATTAGCAATATAATCGGGGTCATTATCTAATAATATTTTGTTGTCATAAATAGATGCAGGAATAAATGTTAAAGACTTTGGGGGAATACTGGGATATTTTAATCTCAATTCATCTTTATCTAAAGACCAAATCAATTCATTATTAACCCGAACAAACCATCTTAAAGTCCCACTCCGATCCTTAATTGGTAATCCGTCTTCACCGAGCCACCAAGATAATAAATCAGCTACCCATGATTCAGAGTCTGGGTTGCAAGTAGCCCTGACTTGTGGCTTAATTGGGAGTGTAGTTCGACATCTTGACAGTAGATACCAGAACTGCTTTTCCGTGAAGGTACAAAGCTCATCGAAATACAATCGAGATATCTGTGACCCGTGCCACTGGGTTAAGGTTTTTTCGTGTTGAAGATGGGCAAATTGTATTTTCTCATTCTTAGGAAATACCCATCGCGCCTTAACTAAATTGGCTTCACCACCCAATAATGGATACCACCTCTGAGACTCATCAAATAATGCACCAGGGTTAAAGATTTCTGGGAATGTCCGACGGAAAAATACACAATTATAGTTAGGAATTTTCCCGACGTATCTAATCGCATCAATCAAGCAAGCCGCACTTTTACCACCCCCTGCTGCACCGCCATAAATAGCAATATCGGCTTTAGTCTCATAGAACGCGGTTTGGGGGCCGGGTTGTGTCTTGGGAAAAACTTCTTTAGTCTTAGTTGAAGCTGTTAACTTATTTTGCTGTTCCTCTCTAAATTTGATTTTATCATCGGCTTTTCTTTGTCCTAAAGTCATGGTGTTGTCAGCCCCACTTCTTGCATTTTGAAGCCTATTTTATAGCCATTCCCTAAGTTTTCCTCTTTGATTTCAGGGATAGGAATAATTACATTACATTTAGGGAAATATTCAATTCTTTGACCAAAGATTACCTCGTAGGGTTCAGTAGTAGCTGCTTTTGCCCTAGTCCTATTTAACTCAATTAGCGATCGCATAATATCATCACAGGTTATTTCGTATCCAGTCCGTGGCGGGGTTCTCCTTTTGGTGTCTGAATATTCGACAGCCGCCCAAAATAAACTTCTACCTTGTGGTGATAAATGACACTCAATTTCCCATTCAAGTCTAGGGGTGAAACACTGACCCCGAATCACGGCAGAACCGTTATAACTGTACTCAAGTTCGGCTCCGTGAACATAGCGCCGGGTGTAGCCACCTTTAGGAATCGTATCAATTACCAACGCCACGCCTGGATTAAAACCAGGGACGTATAAAATCATTTTTCCACGCTCCGATGGATAAGTGGGAAAAGTTATAATTTGTTCTAAATCACAGCCGCGAAGTGCCATTTAATTATCCTATTTGTTTTCCCTTTTAATTAAACTGTTATCTTCTCCTGTAAGTCTATACCAAGTTCGTCACACCTAGTCCCAAGAATCTCTAAAATCCTTGGTAAAAGGACGGTTTCAGTTCTGTCTTTATACCCAAGTCTCGGTATTATAAAAGTTGACGAATCTTCTAACGCAGTACAATTACAGGGAAGAATTTTGCTTATTTTATCCTGTAACAAGGCGTGAAGATTTTGCACACTTTGTATATACTCTCTGTCTTCTATAATAGAAAAAGTAAATTGCTTGCTTTCTCTTTCTATTCTTAAGTAACTACTTTTGTATTTTTCCACTGGTATATCTATATGAAACCCGCTTTTCAGAAGCTCTTTGTTGGTCAACTTTAGATAAGTCCTGATGTGTTGACAGGTTAACAAAAATAAGACCTGACTAAGTGAGTATTTAGATGGTTTCACTTCTGGAATTATTAGTCCCATTTTCTCTAAATTCTCAACAGAATGATAGCTAACATATCCCAATATATCTGCTACCTGGACTCTGTTAAACAACTCTTGACAAAACATTACAAAACCTCCTAAATTAGTCTGACCAAAACCCTTGAGAAAACAACCCGCCCGTCCCGATGCTAACACCCCCAAACTCCGCACCGTTTCCGGGTATCCTATCAGATCCTTTCACTTCACCCCCTAAAGTCCTAACCATATACCGCCCAGACTCAGGATCAAATCCCACAAAAGAAGCTGATTCCCAATAGGCTTTTGATGCCGTGTTGGATGTTGGACTTGTAGCTTTGCTGACAGGTTTCTGAGATAAGCTGCCAGACCCGAAAGCCCGTCGCCTTGCCGACCTATACTGTAGGGAGTATTTACTCATGTTTTACTAGAATATACTTATTTAATATTATGACAGGATTAATCAACAATCGCCCCTACAGTAAAGAGAAAACAGGGATAGAAGACCTCGAAAAACTTAGACAGGTGCGAGATTCTTTGATCTCTCAATCGGGGACTGATAGGCTTAAAGACCGCGCTCGAATTAGAAGACAATTTAACACCCCACCAGTTAGCAATCCCGTTGTTCCTAAAAGCAATCCCATTGTTCCTGAAAGCAATCCCACAACAAAAACATCGGACGCTCCCTATAGAGTTAATTATTATAATCCTGATACTGATAGTTGGAATGTCCAATCAACAGCTAATCCGTCTGATCGGTTTTCAGCTAAAGCTATCAAATCGGGAGGCGTAGCCGTGGGGTCTTTGGTTAGAGGCTACCCACCTATTGCCATAGAACAAAAGCCACAGGGTAGAAGATTTAAACCAGAAGACACTAAACCAGTTGTTGAAGATAAGAAAATTACCATCACGATCAATATTGGATATACAGGGAAATTGTGATTTAGCCTGCAACATTCCAATTAGTCATCAGGTCGGAGTTCCAACTAGAAGAAATATCCGAGTTCCAAACGGGTATAAATATTGGAGTAGAATCTAAAACCACCCACCTACCAGGGCCGTTAGCTGCATAAATTACTGAGTTGTCAATTGCTGCGGTAGAGTTTTTTCGCCATGTAGCAATTTTCCAGTTGGTCGTATCTACCCCAACCGCAAAAACCAACCCATCTTCATCGGTATTGTCAAGCAAAAAACTAGACATTGCGGCAACATTTGGGAACCAAAAAAAACTTGCTTTATAGTTAGGCATTTTATTTACAAATAGATTTTTGTTCTATCGCTAGATTGCAATGTTAACCTCTCTATTGTATTAGACTTTAGTCGTCTTAACAAGGTTTTTAATTGATAGCTATAGGTGAAATCATCCTCTACCACTTTCACGATAGGAATAGAATTGCTTTCTAAATCTATAGGTAGCGTAATTGGTTTATTCTCAATCACAGTATTGTCAATAACAACGGTTGACGCTACTGTTGGGGGTATGTTTGGATTGGTAGTTGGGATTGTTAACGCTACCCCCGTTTTAGGGATTAATTGAACAGTCAAAGCCGATGGTGAAACAACAGGGGTCGGGGTTCCCTCAATCCCCCCGGATGCCACATAACTAAACGTCGCACCGGAAAACGTTGTAGTTGGGATAAATGTTAAATTAGAGATACTCGCTGCGGGTATTTCTTGACCGCTTGTTACTGCTACACCCTCAAGATATAAGACACCCTCTCCTGATGGTGGTAACGAGGTTATGTTGTAGCTTAGGACTTTTTGGGGTGAACTTATGGGAGTGGAAACGGATGTTTCACCAAGCCACAATAACTCCATCAAAAGTGAGTTTTCTTTCTGGGAAAAGTCCATACTGATCCCATGTGCTAAATGACAATAAGCATCCTCACATTCCTTTACATCTACCCTGAAAGTGGGTTTAAAACTGCCAGAAATCCAATCTTGAGTAAATGGTAAAATCAACTCATGTATATAACTTTGCCCCTGCCTTAGATAGTATATAACTTCTCCCACGGCATTAACAATTTCACCCGTGATCACTTCCCCTAAATCGGTAATTTCTCGACTAGGTAAAAACTCAGAACTTTTGGCATCTTCCCACTTTTTGCGGTAAACAACGGGCTTATCAATCCATTTTTCAGTGGCGTTTTTGTTAACTTCGTTGCCTCCGCTACCTTCGCTGGCTTTTCCTCTGGGTAAATACTCGGTAGCGGGGGGATTTGCTAAACCTTCACGACTTGATTCTGTTGTGGTTCTTTTTCCCGTTAACGCCAATCTTTTTTCTGATGAAACTAGACTCTTAGGGATATCAATAGTTTTGACTCTGACATCTTCATTTGATGGCTGACCGGGTTCTAGTTCTGTTGGCTCCCCCGGTGTGCGTTTAAGTCTTGTAAAGACTACCTGAGAAAAAGTTGGGATACTTTGCTTCCAATCTTCTAGGTGTTGCAACCGCTTTTCTTCTTCTCTCTGTACCCCTGCACTATTGACTCTATTTAAAGCGTCAAATTCCACCAATGAATGTGTTTGATGATTATTCCCCCACTCACTCCATGTTTCTATAGATGACGATGTTATAGAGTATCCATCGTATATGTTGTTACTTAAACGGGGTGGGACAAAATCTACTAATATTTTGTATTTTGGCTCCTTGGTTTGTATTGTTGTTTTATAAAGTTTTTGTTTTTTGTAATAGTTTCTAGTTGTCTCTGTTTTGTCTCTTATTAAAGTCGTGTCAAACTTTGCTAAATCAGCATAGGTACTTATTGATCCTGCTGGTGAAAATATCTGCAATGCCCCAAAACCAGAGGGATCTATAACATAGTCAAGGTGATTCCCGTAGTAAGCTCCAAATACTTTTCCCCAAACATTGTACTCGGTGACTACTTTTTTTAATAAAGCCCCTGTACAAGCGTCATAAAATTGTTCTTCAACCTTTCTATAACTAGGATTTATCCAGTCGCTAGGGCTATGATCTGTGTCTGTTGATTCAGGGAAAAGAGATCCATACCTTTCCTCGGTTGTCGTTATTATTGTTTTCTTAAATCTCCCAACATATTCGCATATTTTTGTTCTAACAACGTCAACACTAACCAACGCATCACCATCACTATTTATTGTTGTCTCTGGCCCTGTTTCGGTGATAGTTTCACAGTGCATAGGAACTATGTTTCCGTCTTCATCTTCTATCGTTTCCTCTTGAATCGCATTCTCGTCCAGTTCCTTAACCCGTCCTAAAACAATCAATTCTGAGATGGGGTTTAAGCCATTTTCTACCGGACTATAATCAATATCATCAACTCCTGAAACGTAAAACTTTTCACGGGGCGGGTCAATATTAATCCTAGAAATGATCGCCCGACCCGCGTAATTTGACCAAATATAAGAGGGCGTTAAACTCTTAAAAGCTAAATCACCGCAAACTGACAATAAAGAACCTGACACCGTGTAAGGGAGTCTAATTGACCCCATCACGGTTCCCTGAATTGATATTTCCAACCGCCGCATTATCTCGGAAATGATGATAATGTTTTGCTCCGTTCCTTCCTTCTGCCATTGCTCCCACCAAAACTTATCTTTTTTCTTATCCTGCTGGTCATTGAATTTTGTCTCGTCGTAATCTTCCTCACCAGGAAAACCACACGCCTCTATTTTTTCTTTTTCTTCCTCTGGGATTTCAGTCTCAATATCATTTTCTTCCTCAAAATCATTCCTGAAATCATCTATAGACTTATCTCGAAGCAACCCCAATATATCCCTCAATTCAAGCCTTAATCGCTCCGTATGGGGATTGTATAACGCTTTATAGATGTACATTTTAGGAATGCACTTGGGACGCTCGTAATTTCCTGAATCATTAACAACCCTCAAATCAACAACCCGCCCAAAACACCAAGTCACCCGATTTTTTCGATTGTCAATATTTGTAGGATTATTCGGAACCCACGCTATCTCTGCTGTTCCCTCCCAAGTCACCAAACCGCCCTGATCTAAACTGGTGTAATTACAAGACAGGTTCATAAAACCAGGGTAAGCGTTGCCCTGATAATCCAAAAATCGAGAGCATCTTGCAGCAGCGGGTACGGGAGCCATAGTTTAATATAGAATAAATGAATAAAACCAAAATTAATAATGATTTGCACTTATCAAGATACTGCTATTCTACTCAGAAATTGGCTATTTGATTCAATTGAAATCGGTCAATACAATTTCGCGGGGGGATTGACAGCACCCGCATTGACAATTGTCGGGAATCGAGCCAAGCAATCCCCATCACCAGGGACGGAAGTTAAGGGTATAGAGGGGGTGATCTTTTATCCTGAACCGCAGGACAATCAGTACATGGGGTCTGTCTCGGTTATTGACCGATGGGAAGTTCAGATCCGACAATGGGACGTAAACAATACCATTTTAGAAGCAAAAGACATGGCGATCGCATCCTGCCCATTTCCCATTATTAGCAGTATTAGAGTTGCGGGGAATGGCACGACCGGACAGCCGGAAATTTATCGGTTAGTTTTGGAGGTGTCGAGATATGTTAATCAAATTCATTAAAAAGGCTTTATTCATTGCTTGCTTAGTTACTCTATCAAGCTGCAACACTTCTCCTATCAACGTCTCTGGCAGTATTTCTTTAAAAGAACCTGATACAACATGGAAGCCCTACATAGAAAGAGATCGGGCTTTTCTTTATGTTTGGTTTTGCCCTAAAGACGTCAAATTAAGGGAACGAACTGAAAACGCTGAGTATGTTTGGCTCGTGACATATAAAACTAAACTTATTGCCGAAAAAGAATGTTTTAGTGCTGAAACAAACATTAAAAACCTAACGTACTCCATTAAAAACCTACCCGCAGGGCGTTATGATGTTAGTGTTGTACTTTATAGCTATAATCCAGATCCTTACAGGTTAGAGACGATGATCTGGTTTGGTTATACTGGTAACAAGTCTAAAGAATTAAACTTTGACATTGTTGACGGTCAAAATTCATATTATTATTAGGAGTTATTTAAAATGACAGTTATTGGATCGGTTGAATTTGAAGCGTCGTTAAGTCTTGACAAGTTTAATCGCGATATTAATAATTTAATTGCCAAAAATAAAGGGTTAATAATTCCCGTCAATGCTGTCCTGAATTTTGACGCTAAAAATCAAATTACAAAAATAGGACTTCCCCCTTTAAAAGTCAAGGTTGACGACAAGGAATTAACCCGACTCAATCAGCACATTGAACTGAAGCGAAAGCATCACAAAGAAGTTCAGCAATATTTTAATAGCAATCCTTTGGCTGTTAAGGTTAATAAGCGTGGGATAGACGACTCTATTCAAGCAATTAAGATGCTGAAAGAAGAGATTAAAACAGTAAGAGAGTTATACAAATACATTGGGAATACAAATATTACAGGGGGAAGTGTTAAGGGATCTAATTATCGTTCCCCTTCCGGTAGTGGAACTAATTCTAGTTACCCGTCTTCAGTTTTGCTAACAGAAATAGGAGAGAGTACGCTAACAAAACTTGAGGTGATACTAGGAAAAGCTATTAGAAAAAATTCCCCTGGGGGATTTCTTAAAACAGCGATAGGATTTGGATTGGGTGGTTTATTGCTCCCGTTGACAAAAAATATAGGTGTAGGAATTTCTGACGCTTTAACCGAAGTATTTTCAGGGATAATTGGAGATTTTGAATTAGTAGGATCTTCTATAGGAAGAGGGATCGGAGAGAATTTTTTACTAATAATAGAAAAAAACCTTTATGAAATCATTAGAGATGCGGGAAAGGGTTTTTTTGGAGAGGAGCAAGTTAGGGAGAGGCAGTTCGCAGCAAGATCGTCAAGACAGGAAAAAAAAGATTCCATAAAAACAAGGGCATTTAATCAGTCACAAAGAGAAACGTCGCCTAATTCTCCTTGGCAAACAAAAATCAATAGTGAGGTTGCTATATTACAGGAGGCAGAAAAAGAAATCCAAAAATACGAGGAACAGATATCCGAGAAAGCGAAGTCCCTTTTCAATGCTTTTAAAGGGGATAAAATAGAAGAAGAGTTGAAAGAAATAGAGGAAAAATCCAAAGGCATTGAGGAGAAGCTATTAAAAAACCTGGAAGAAAGGGGAAATTTAAAACCGGACGATACTTCAGGGTTGTCTAAAAGTCTTGCTGAGAACAAATCCTTGTCTGACTCTCTTGATAAATTGGCGAGAAGGGCAAGCCTTTTGAAAAAAAGACACAAAGAAACAAGTGAGTCTGTAGAGAACGCCATAAGAGAGCAGGTAAGGCATTTAGAACAACTAAAAGCTAGATTTAAAGATCAGGCGTTATTGCTATTACAAGCTAGTGATACAATGCAAAACGCCTACGCAAACGTTGTAAAACTTCGGAATTCAGGAAATAAAACAGAGAAAGAAAAAACCGGAAACTCTCAAGTTTTTGAAACGAAAGCCCAAAGAAATTTATTTTCTCTGATTCAAATAATAGCTCAACAGACAGGGTTAAAAACCCCATTAAAATCGGAAACTCCAAAGATTATTCCGATGTCAGAAAATGACATGAGAAGCGGGGCATATTCCCCTGATGATAACTTTATTCGACTTAGTGAGGAAGTCATAAAAGCTTTTGATTCCATAGACCTAGAAGGACTTCTGAGTTTATCAGAAGAAAAATTGAATATTGTTGTCCATGAGCTTATCCATGCTTTTCAATATAATTTTGGGAAAGAAGGGGCTTCTTCTTCTAGTACAAAAGAATTGATGACGATTGAAGACGCAAAAGATAATCTTAGTGAAGAACAATTACGAAAAATAAATAGAGGAGTTTCAATTTCTGTTAGGAGTTATCAAAATAGTGAAATAAGAGAGAAGGGCAAATCTCCGTCTATTGAAGAATTAGAGAAAGTCAAAAGACAGGAGATGGACGCTTATATTCGTGCTGAGTTATTGACTCGAAAAGTTTTAGATCAGATGACAAAGAAAAGGCAGCAAATACAAATAGAAAATCAGACTGGCTTTCGAGGGGGGAGAATACCTGATTTTCAGAGCAATCCAGTAAAATCTGTAGCCGAACTAATAAACTTATCCAGTCAAGATTTTTTAACGAAAATTGAAGCTCTTTCAGATGAAGAATTGAGCCAGCTTTCAGACGAATTTATTGCTTTAATTGGTGTTGTGAAACAATTTCAGGAAAACTTTACATCATCATCGAATAGGTTGACTAAAATAAAAAATGTATTAGAAAACACAGATCTTGAATCGACAGATATAGAGCAGTTAGGAAAGTTGTCTAAATTTGCCCAAATTGCATCTAATGACTTAGCCTCAATCCCAAGTGATCTGACCGAATTATCAAATGCTTTGTCAGAACTTATTAAAACAATAGAAGACCCAAAGATCAAGGCAATTGTTAGTACGTTTTTAAAAAGAATAGATAAATCTCAAGGTACTTTATCTACTGTTTTGAAAATACAGTCCGCCCCATTAGAAGAAGGTGGTGTAGTTCGCGCAAATCCAAGAGAGGCAAGTGACGCAGCGTTAAACCTCTTGTCTGATGCAATACAAATTACAGAATCACAAAACAAACAAGAGGAAGCGATTATAGATGCAAGGATAAAATATTTACAAGAAGTAATAAAAGTAGAAAAAGAACAGGGGCGTGTTGCTGTTGACTCACAAAAAAAATTAAATGCACTCATTTTAAAAAAACAGGAAATAGAATCAAAAAAACCGAAAAAACAGGGCGTTGATGACACTCCTATAAAGGGGTCTGTAGAACCTCCTGTAGTCAATCAAAGTGAACCTATTATAGAACCTATTGTAAAGCCTATTATAGAACCTGTGATAGAACCTGTGATAGAACCTATTATAGAACCTATTATAGAACCTGTGATAGAACCTATTATAGAGCTAGTAGATATTCCTTTCTCAGAAAAAGATAACGGGGAAGATTATGAATTAGATATAGAAGAGATACAAAGTATTGCTCACGATCTAAAGACTTTTTTTAAAAAAGACTCGTTAATAGAAACACTTAAAAATATCGGGGAATCACCCACTGGTAAAACTTCGGAAGAAATTTCTTTTCAGTTAGCAAAAACGGCGAAAAAAACCGCAATTCAGGAAGCTTATTATACATCTGGATCGAGCGGGTTAACTTCTGTTGGGAAAAAGAAAGAATCTGATCTAACAAAAGAACGGCTACTAGAAAAAAGTGGTTTTAAATTACTTAAGGAAATATATAAAAAAGCTCAAGAAGGGATTAGTCAAAAGCAAAAAGAAATAAATAATTTAATAAAAGGGTTAAAAGATATTTCAGGTGAAAAAGAATTGTCGAATGCTTTGACTGATATAAAAGTCAAATCCTATGATGTTTTGGATGCCATTTTTGATGCTGTAACTCAACTTGAAAACATAAAAGAAGAGTATAGCATTCCTCAATCAATAGGGCAAAATATTCAGGGGATGATATCAGCATTGAAGGCTTATGGAGAAAGAGCGGACTCTATTGCTGAAAACCTCACAAAAGAAGAAGCCAAGCTAGGGAAGGCAGAAAACATAGAGCTACCCGACTTAAAAATTCCAATGCCTCAACTACAGATTCCCGAAAAAATGCAAGTTCAGTCAGGACAACAGGCTTTGTTGGGGATTGGAGCATTGGGGGTTGGCGTGTTTGGAACCCAAGGGGGTGCAATGGCATCAACTGGTGGCTTGGCTGCTGGATCTGTTGCGGCCAGTCCTATAGCTGTTCCCGTTGTTTTAACTCTTGCCGCAGGGGCTGGGGCTATTGCAGTAAGTAAAGCTGTCCAACCCTTCCTAGAAAGAAATGCCCCTGAGATTGCAAAAGTTTTATATTTTGACATAGGGAAAGCTATTAAAGGTTTTGGGGTAAAGGTTAAAAACCTTTTAGGACAAAAAACACCCGCAGTGCTAACACCCACTACACCAGATCCTAGTACATCAAAAACACCCCCTTTTGATTTAGTAGACATAGAGAATGATATTAACAAAAAAGAGGCTGATTTTTTCAAGGACGCGATAGAAGAAGGTGAAGATTTTAAAGATCTTCTCATAAAAATTAGAAGCAACATAGAGAGTCTAATAGACGGAGGATCAATAGATCCATCTGTTTTAATTGCTTTAAATTCTATAGAGGAAAACATTGAAAAAATAAATGCCATAGGGTCTGATCCTTTTGAGTTTGAGGGGATATTAGGACTTGATGGAGCTACAGAGGGTTTGGATTCTATCTCAGAAGCGTTAGTGGAAATTGCTGCAAATCTCCCCCCTGATGCAGAAAAAGCACAAGAAGCTGTCGCAAGAATGTTGGAGTCAGTTGGAAAACTAGAAAACGTTGAATCTGGATTAGATCGTCAAGAAACCAGATCATCTTCTCCTTTGAAAAGATTTATAGACGAAATCAAAAGTCTTTCGGATATTAGTAATAAAAAAGATCAGCCATTCTTGTCTTTACTTGTCAAGTTTAGGAGGGCTTTTGTTAGTTTTAATACATTAGATTTTTTTAAAAACCAATTTCAAAATATTGCTTCAGGGACTTTTGAAGTTACAAAACGCTTTCAAGTATTAGAAAACACCATTAACTTTTTGTCAGGAGGAACAAAAGCAGGTGCAAAACAAATCGCATTCTTAAGAAGTGAAATTGAACGCACATCTTCAGCTATAGAGCCAGCCCTACAAAGTTATAAAAAATTAGCAGCCAGCACCCGAAACACTCCGATGGAAGGGAAGATAACAAATCAATTAATGTCTGGACTAATGCAAGCTGGGACGGTATTTGGATTAACGGGAGAAGAATTAGAAGGCTCTATCCTTGCAATTTCTCAAATAGCAGGGAAAGGTTGTCACGGGAAAGGTTCGCTAATTAGAATGGCTGATGGCTCTACTAAAAAAGTAGAAAACATTAAAGTGGGGGATTATTTGATGGGAGTCGATAAAACCCCTCGAAAAGTTTTAATGTTGGCACATGGCACAGAAGAATTATGGAATATCAAGCCCAAACATGGAGACTCATTTGTCGTTAACCGCAGTCACAAGATGAGACTCTTTGACGAGAACGGCGTTAAAAACACTGTTAATTTATTTGATTACATTGAGCTAAGTCCTAAAGAAAAAGCAAACTATAAATTAATTAACGAACATTGGAATATAGAAGAATTCACGATTGAAAGGTTAAACGTTGGGGAGTTTTTCGGGTTTTTTATTAGTGGAGACCATCTCTATTTAGATGCTCAGGGATACGAGCATCACAACACTGTGAGCATGGAGGAACTCAGAGGGCAGTTGGCCGAAAGAATTCCGGGTGCCTTCCAAATTGCAGCGAGATCCATGAACCTTACGGAGCAAGAACTATTTAAACTTATTGCGACTGGACAACTTGCTGCTACGGATTTTCTTCCTAAATTTGCCAATCAATTATCTTCAGAAACAGCAGATGGTGTAGCAGGAGCTTCCAATACCGCCCAATCTTCCTTAACCCGATTAAAAACCGCTATCACAGAAATACAGGTTGCTGCTGGGAAAGAGTTTCAAGGAATCCTGATCACAGGGATGAATGTATTGAGCGGGGTCATAAAAGGAGTTACTCAATACGCAGGAACATTCTCACAAATTATTCAGACTGCTACTGCTGTGGCATTGGGCAGGTTTTTACCTTCTGTTGTTAGATTAGTAAAAGGGTTATGGGATATCCACGCAGTATCTTTTACCGTCACAAAAGCTGTAAGGGGTTTAAGATACGCTATCAACAACTTCATAGTCCCTTCTGTAGCTAAATTCGCTACAGTCACAGCAGTTGTCTGGTTAACAATCGAGGCATTTAAAATATTAGCTGATGTCTGGGATACCTTTTTCTCCAAAACAACGGTACAAACTTGGTCAGAATCCCTAATCAAAAACCTCCAAAAATCAAGACAAGAGGTTAAGGATTTAGTTAAAGAACTTAATAAAGGAAAAGCTACACCCGCTCCTGGAGGGAAGCCAGAAACAGAATACTCGATAACTAAAAAGCGAATTGCTGACGAGAGAAAAAGCGAAAATGCTTTACAAAAAATAAATAGATTTGCGAACCCGTTAAACGCTCTTAATGCTATTAATCCGTTTGCTGCAACAGAAAATGCTCAAGACAAAGAACTTAGAGACAGTCTAAAGCAGACTGTTGTTGACGCTAGACAGGTTAAACAACTCCAACAAAGCAGAGCGTCGGGAGCTTTGAAAGAGCTCTTTGATTATATTGATCCAGCTAAAAGCAAAGACAATATTACCAGAATTAAAGAATTAAATGCTCAAGTTGAAATACTACGGCAAAAATCTAGCTTAACCAAAGACCCAAAATCGCAATCACAAATAAATGATCAAATAGTGCAAATTCGGAAATTAAGAGATACGCTAGGGCAACCGTTATCTGATGGTTTAATTAATGTAAATATAGAATTAGAAAACTATCAGAAATTAGCCAAGGAAACTAACGATAGCAAGTTAAGAGCAGAAGCCCTCGCTACTATTGAAGTATTGAAAGCCTACAAGATTGAACTTCAAAATATCGAGAGGCAAACCGGAGCGCAAACAACTTTATCCGAGCTAATGAAGGTATTGGCTAATATTAGAGTTGAGATGGAAATGTTCAATCGTGTCGCCTCTGAATTGGCAGATAAGAATCTTCGAGCGATCGCTGAAACAGAATTTAAAGGTTTTACCAAGGATGTTTTTGCCGCAAGTTCTGCAAGTTTAAAACGATCTGAGAATGCTTTGGAATTAGTGAACAATAAAATAAACATCTCCAAAAATGCAATCAAAGGACTTAAAGAGCTATTACAAGACCCATTAATGTCGCAATACGCGGCGAATTATGGCGGTGACAGTTTAGAGAGGTTAAAGATTGAGTTAGAGGGTGTTGATGAAGCTGATACACAGCGACGCAAGGCGTTAGAGGCCTTGATTTTGCTACGGGAACAAGAGTCAAGTTTGATTGGTTTGCAGCGAGAGGAAGCCGAAGCTACTCTGGCATTAGAAAAAGAAAAGTCTCAAACGTTATTGAGTCGATTTGATTACTACAAAGCCGAAGCTCAGGGAAAAGTTCAGGTTGGGGAATCTCGGAGCTTACTAGGAGTTGCCAAGGGTCAATTATCGGGACAAATTAAGCCCTACGAAGTTGACGTAGCAAAAGGAAAAATATCTTTAGATACTGCAAAACAGAATGAACAAATTGCCAAAATATCTTTAGAAACCTTGCAAGGATATTACCGCAAAGGGTTGATATCTGCTGAGGAATTCGCAACCCGCCGCCGTGATTTGGAACTTCAATCTGTACAGGCCGTTCAACAGGTAGCCGAACAGGAGTTACAGTTAAGACAAGCCGTTCAACAGCTTCGCCTTGATTTATTAGACAGAGAAAATCAAAAAATTGAGCATCAACTCAAGCTCAGGGAATCCCTAGCTCAAATTAATCAGAAAAATAGCCAGATTCAAAGGGAAGTCGTATTAGATACTCGGACTAGATCCGGTGAAGATGCCCAGACTCAAACCACTCGCCAAACAGAGGATGAAACACTTGCTGTTCAATTCCAGACCAGTACAGCCTATGAGCAGGAATTACAGCGTCGTTTATCTATTCTGCAATCTCATTATGCTAAGCGTGAAATAACCCAACGGGAATATGAAGACCGCTCTCGGCAGATTGAACAGGATATAACCTCAACTACACTCCAATTAAAGGACTATGAGCTACAGCAACACCAACGAATCAACCAACGGACTATCGAAGACAGAGATAGAATGTACAGCCGGATGGTTGAAGATTTTGAACGGGCAACCAAGAAACAAGAAAACATTCTCCAATTAAGTGCTATTCGTCAAGAGCAAATTGTTAGACAAAAACAGTTAGGGCAAATTGATTTAATTGGAAGTCAAAGAGCCGAGCAGCAATCAGCGATCGCACTCACTCAAATACAAGGAGATCAAGCTAAAAAGCAACTCAAGGAAACATTAACCCAGATTAAACAAGTTGCCAAACTCCGTCAACAGAACGCCCTAACCGAGCGAGAAGCAGAGGAAAGAACGGCGGATCTAACCATAAAAGCTGAACAGTTAAAACTTGATTTAATTAATAAACAAATTGAGAAGGTTAAGCAATTAAAAGACCTCAAAATTTTAGCTCTTGATGATGAATCATCTCGAATTGATCTCATTTTCCAGCAACAGGAAATGGGATATTCCTACGGGTTAGAAAAACGCAAGCAAATAGTTGAGAGTTTAGACCGAGAGAAAACTGTGATGGAGGCTCAGGTCAAATTACAGCAGTCGTTATTCAAAGGTGAAGAACAGAGAAGACAAGCCGCGCTTGATCGATCTCGTAGTGCCGAGGATTTATTGGGGCGGTTGCCAGACTTGCAGAAACGGGCTGCGGACAATTCCATTAATTTTGCTGAATACAAAGGAACTCGTTACCTGATGGATCTAATTCGGAAAATGGCGGGCGCGGGGTCTGGCAGCACATTCTTATCCGAGTCTGATATTCGTGATTTGCGGACTAAACAATTCAACCAATCAGCTTTAGAGGAAAAGAAACTTTTAGAGATGAAAACTCGGCAATTGGAGCAACAGCAAAAGATTCAAAATGCTCAAATGCAATTGCAAAAAGTGATCAACAAACTCACAGCCGAGAATGCCATTATGGAGGCGAGTATTAGCTTGAACAAGGCACGACAAGCCGAATTACAGGCTAAAATTGCACTGGAAAAAGCTAATGTCAATGGCGACCCAAGGGAGATTCAAAACGCACAACAGGCTTACGAATTGACCAAACAGGGGACTCAGTTAAGTCAACAACAGTTAGGGATTGCTGTTGATAAGTTGACGGTATCCAATCAGATTGCAGGGATTGATCAACAGGCTTTGGCATCTGACCAGAATAATGAAAGGTTTGCATTGCAAGAAGCAAACCGGAAGGCGTTGCAGGACACGGCGCTAAGAGGAGGTGAGTTGGCATCTCAAGGGGCTATAAACGTCGATCAGATAATTCAGGTAGATATGTCTTCTATCAAATTTGATTTATCCCCAATCACTCCGATGGTAGACCTAACTTCTCAAATCAATACCAAACTGGACTCGCTCCTTACTGCAATCGAGGGACTGATCAACAAACCGACCGCCCCAAATGTGGAGAATTTAACCGTTGTATCCAGTGACCCAACAGGTGATAGTCGTCAAGTTTTGGCTGACTGGACACGGGCTAAAAATATGTATTAGCAGGCGATCGCAACACCTCAAAAAAATATTTTCAGAAAACGCTTGACATATTCTGGATATCTGTACTATATTAATTGTAAGGATAAAACACAAGCAAAGGACAAAACGACATGGCTATTCAATCACTGACAAAAAGATACTTACAACTAAAATCTTTAATGTCCAAGTTCAAAAGCGTCAAGTCACTAATTAGAAAGTGGGCTTTTGAGTTAACTCAGCTAGAAGGGAAAATCGAAGATTTCTACAAAGGAATAACAACCAAGCCCGTCAAACAAGTCGAGAAAGTTGCAGAAACAATCACAATAAATGTTGGCTCACAAGTATTAAACTTCCCCGTAAAAAATGAGGGTGATAGCGAAAAATTCAAAATAACAATCAAAAGTATTCAAAAATTAATTGCTAACGCCACAGCTAAGTGGAGTGATGAATATGGCGAATATTGGCAGTTTAATGGTCGAGCATCTTACGGGGTTATGATGGGTTTACAAGAGATGATGAAAGTTTATAAAAATAGTTCAGGCAACGGTGGACTAAAATTAGAAGATATGTCTCATACATACATGATTAATTGGCGGTTTCCTGGAAACTTTGTTAGTCAAGCTAATAAGGTTTTATTAACTTGCGACATCTTGACTAATAATCGCAAGCCCTAACCAAGAAACAAGCCACCGAATAAACCCGGTGGCTGTAAAGATAAAACACAACCCCATCATAATATGAATTGTCCAGAATGTAACACCGCAATGTGGCTAGACGGATTTAAGAGAGGTCGTCAAGCCTACAAATGCCCTGAATGCCACAAACAGCTAACAGATCCCGCACAACAGGGAAAAGCAGGGCGACCCAGTGGCACATCAAAAGGTCGGACTTGCACCCTCTGTGACAAACCCCATTACGCCGGGGGATTGTGCCAAATGCACTACAGGAGGGAGAGACGGAAGAAATAAAAAATATTTTCAGAAAACGCTTGACATATTCTGGATATCTGTACTATATTAATTGTAAGGATAAAACACGAAGCAAAGGACAAAGACAATGACAATGACAACCGCATCACCCGCAAGAGAATTAAAAAAAGCACTCAAAAAAGAGTTCCCCGGCATTAAATTCACGGTTAACACCACAAGATATAGTGTCGATGTCAGATGGGAGATAGAGCTTAAAACAGAAGCTACAGTCGCAAAGGTTGATGCAATAACAAGTAAATACGATACAGTTCAGATTTCTGGTAGCACGGTTTATTTTAATGTTCGATATGAAGGGTACGGGATCAACCTATATCCCACATATACAAAAGAAAGAGAAGAATGGGCGATGAACCTAACAAAAGCCAATAATAGCGAGATGGTTTGGAATGGAGCGAGAGGAACTTTTGACAACTTCTTAGGAAAAGAAGACCGTGCCACAACAAGACAATACTACGAATACCTTAAAAACGGGGTTGAGCTTAAAGTGGAATCTACCGTGACCGACACAGACGAAGCAAAAACACCCGACAAAACGGAATCCACCTCGGTATCAGTCGAATCAACAACGGAGTCCAACCTAGTTCAATTCTCAACATTCAAAAAAGCCACACCCGCACCGACACCCCAACAAAACCCCGATGACGTTTTCTTCTCTGAAATCTACCAAGCCTGGGTTAAAAAGTTGATAAATAATGGGGAGTTTAATAAAATCAAGTCCTTTGAGGATTGGTACGCGATCGCTATTCAGGCTCTGTAAATCAACCAGCCAATAAACAAGCCACCGGATCAAATCCGGTGACTGCGACAAATACACCATATTAAATAGGGACTAAAACAATGATCAAAGTTGAAGACATTAAAGAATATCAAATCAGTAATTCAAACTCACAATTACCAATCCTAAGAGTGAGAACAATTTACGGGAAAACAGAAATCTACACAGGAAATCAAGCTATTAAAAACCTAAGAATAATCAAAGAGGTTTTTGACAGAATCGAGCAGGAATTAAACCATTAACTACCAAAAAGGCACGGATTCAAACCCGTGCCTTTTAAGTATTCAATTCCAAATCCCAGTTAAGAATAATTCCTGTTCCTCAATCAACTTCCATTCCAAATCCCAGATAAGAATAATTCCTGTTCCTCAATCAACTTCCATTCCTGCCTATCCTCTGGCTTGCTTATTGTGATATAATAAAGATGCCCTCACGACACGGCAAATGTCCGAGGGTACGAGTTCACCTACTGTAGAGGCAAACTATGTCTAGTATATCAGGACAAGACTTTTCTATAATACAATCAACATCTCTTACTTTTCAAAACGGAATAACTGTCAAGATATTTAAAGGCGTAACAGGTGGGTTTTATGTCAACACTGAAGGGCTATCAACTATCCTTGGTTTAAGCCCGTTAAGTTTGAAAGAAAAATACAATATAACAAAAGAGTATTATGAGACATCGGAAATAGTAATGTTTGCTCGTCAAGAGGATCTTGATGGGAATAAACTTGCTTGGAAAAGTTTAATAGATCAGTTCTTTACCCCCAAAGCAATTGAAAAGGTATTTAATGGCGAAATCAAAATTAAGCAAGAAAGAATATCTCATAAACAATGGACTGAAGAGTTCTTAAAGGATCTAAAACCTTTAAAAGATAAAACATCCTACAAATTACTGGAAAGAAACATACAAGAAAAACTGAGTAAACGATTTGGGTTTGCAAAGGAAGTTTCTACACCCATTGGACGGATAGATATTTTGGGTGATGATATCTTGTGCGAAATAAAGTCAGGATCTCAATGGAAACATGGACTCGGACAATTGTGTGGATATAGTCAATACTATCTTACTCATAGACTTTACCTTTGTCTGTTTGACATCAGCAAATCAACTGACATAGAGGTTGTTAAGCAAGTCTGTAAAGAATTTGGGGTTACGGTTGTCAACGATCATTTTAAGTTACTATAATTTAGTAACGTTGTTCATGTGGTCAATTTCCTTTTATTGATTACTTCCCCTGGGTGTTAAGCGCACCGCGAGGGGTTTTTATTATATCATAATAAGTTTGTCCAACCCTCACAACAAATACCTCAATTCATTCTCAAACATCTCTACCGGATCTAACCTCTTAACCGCCCGTTCTGTCCAGTCCCGACCCGGTATCCAACGCCCGACCCGATAAGCTCTAAAGCCCGTTAAAATGCGTCCCGCGTAGGGTTCTCCAGTTTCGGGACTGTGAGGGTTCCATTCGTAATTAGCAACAGTTTTACCGCCCTGTTTTGAAACGTTTAAAATCTGAGAATTATTAAAACGCCCAGTGTCAATAATATCCTGATTATCTAACCCTAGATCAGAAAATTCGTTAGGATCTTCTATCACAGCATGAAATTCATTATCAAGAGCCACGACAACCTCAGCGAAAGCATCGTCAACGGCTTTTAAAACTTTATTTAATGCAGATTTGTTGATTTTAATACTCATAAAACCTCAACTATCAATCCACCACCCCTCAATTTTAGTCCCTGTATATCCTTTTTCCCAGGGTTGCTGATTATGGATATTAGCTGAAAACTTCCCCTTTTTGCCGTCAATTTCTGCGTCAAACTCGCAAGGTAAAACAACGCTATCAGGAAACACCATTGGCTCCACAAGGTAGCCTTTCATATAGCTTTGAGATAATCCCATTCCCCCTGGTCTTTGTTGTTTCAAATCCCCTTTAGAACCTGTCTCCTTGAGGTAACAGATAAAGGGCTGTTTATGGCTAGAGGGAACTATATTGCCTAGGTTGTCTGTTGTTAAGCTATCACTGGCAACCTCTACATATAGAGTCGCCTTCAGTAGATACCTGTCCAGATGTGGCAAAAAGTAACTTTTTCTAACCATAAATAGCCCCTTCTCTGATTAGTTCACAAGCCAAGTTAACTTCATAGTTTTTGGCATCTTCAGGAATTTCAATTCGATAGGCTTGGCGGGTGTCGCAGTCATAGACAACATGAACCCCTGGCTTGATATGGGAATCAAATACCGCGATGTCGCATTGTACCCACTCAAGATTAATAATCTCAGGACAAAGCAATAGTATTCCCACCGCGATAAATGCCCTAGGAGGTTTAGCCTTGCCATCCGTAACTCCCTCTAATAATTCCATCGAGGGCATCTCAGGAATAGCCCATGATGGAATTTTTTGAGAGTCTAACAATGACTGGAATGTGTTGCAGCAAGCCGTTGAGAATTTCTTATCTTGGGATTTGAAGAAACAGAAATCCTCAGTGCTTTTGTAGGGGGGTTTCGTGACGTTAAATCTATAGAGAAGGGATGAGAGTTGAGCGATTGCAATTTCCTCAAAGTGTAATCGCTCCCTCTCGAATTTCTCCCCGTACTCTAAAGCGTTAAGGATCAACCAGACTGGCTGGTTGCCAAAGTTTTCTGACTTGAATCGGATTTCTGACGGCCAGAGCCTTTGGATTCTCCAATAGATTTCTCCCCAATCAGTTCTACTGGTTCTTCGGAAGCCTTTTTTATATCTTCCTCAGTGATTTCCTTGGCTTCTGTTGTCACAGCGTCGGGGTCTTTACCGCCGTTCCGTTGCCGTTCAATAAAAGCCCAAACATCCTCAATGTAGCCCCAACTCAACCGATTTTCGGTATCAGAATCAGACCATTTCTTAATCTCTTGAATCGCACCTAATAGAGAGGAACGTTCAGGGCTGTCATCTGACAACAAATCAAATTCATCCTTTAGGGATTGCCAACACCGATTAGCAATTGCAACGGTACAAACTGCCATTTTCTTAGCAGATGATTCCCGATCTAATTGTACTGACATCTCCCCAATATCAGAAGCGTATTTTAGCCGAATCTCCTGATAGTCAATCTCACTATTGTCATTTTCTTCTGATGATGAAGTAATAACTTCGTAGGCTTTTGTGAGCTTGATTTTTTCGGCTTCGGCAATAGTCCGAGCTAACTTTGCCACCAAGGTAAAACCAGGGGAAAATTTATCGGAAACCTCGTCAATTCTAGCTTGTTCACTAGCGAGTAAAGCGTTTTTACCCTTCTCACCTTTATGGACAAAAAACTTCACCCCCTGAATTTCTTCATAGCTTTCATTGCTACGTTTTGACTGAAGAAAAAACGGTAAACCCATAATAAATCCTTTGTAAACTCCCTTTATTAAACTGTTACAACTAATGGAGATCCATTAAAGGTTACGGTAACGATACCGCAATATTTAAAGTCAATATTCCCCATAATGATTCCTTTGGAAGATGACTCAATCGGATCAGAGGTAATATTAGCAATTCCTGAATAAATAAACCCAGAAGTATAGGCGGTGTCACCAGGGCAAGTTGGGGTCGGGTAAGCTACTTTTAAAAATACTTTTCCAGGTGCGCCGACTTGATATTGCAGCCTTGCTTTTTTGACGTTCATATAACCTGCATCAAGGTTCATAAACATCCCCGTTGTGGTGATGGTTTGACCTAATGAAGTTTTAGCATAGTCTCTCCATCCGTCGTTATCAAAGTTTTCCAGTTCGGTTTCGTCATCTTCAGAACTATTGTTGACCGTTGACCGCCCGCCCAATTTAGTCGGCCATACCGCAGTTGACGCGGCTGTGATGTTTTTGGGTAATGCTTTGACCGTGATCGATGTAGCACCCGCCGTGATATTTCCATTAACCTCTACCAAGGTTTCTTCACCTGTAACTGAGTCTTTAAACAGCAGGAAAGGGGAAGTTACTTCGGGACGGGTTAGAAATGTTGCAGCCGTGATGGGAATTGAGGTATCCCCCGCATCCGCTCCCCCTGTTGCTACAGTGAAAGTGCCAGATTGAGGTGCAATCAAAGAACAAGGTACGGGTGCAACCCAGATCCGTGTACCTTCACCTTGAGTTCCTGCTAAGTAAAACGGTTTATTTGTTGACATTTTGTTCTCCTATTATTGATTAAGGTGTGGGAGTTGGAACGGTTAATGTGTAGTCTTCGGTAATTTTGAATCTACCTTTAACCGTCCGAACGATTGGGGGTGTTCCGGTTGTTGTTGCCTGAACATCAAAAACAAATTGTTGCCCAGGTTCTAAACCTTCCGAGTCTTCGGGGTCTGCAATAATTACAGTTACCTTTTTCACGAAGTTATTAACATCAACAATTGTCACCCCTGCGGTGATGGTTTTTGATGCGATAACAACATTTTGAGGAACAAGTTTAAGAGTTCCTTTAACCACTAATCCGGTTAAACTTCCCCCGGTTATAGTTCCCTTTAAAATCACGGTATCTTGTCTAGGGAACTCAGGATTAACGTTGTCATTAACACCCTGACCAGTTCTTTCAAACTTGAAACTCATATCAAGCAAAGATTCAACCATCGCAATCAAACCTCAAATAACCACAAATGGGTTGATATTTTCGGGTTGATTTGTTGCCAACTCTAAAGGAATATTTGCACTCATCCCCTGGAATATTTTGGGTTTCGTGAGGGAGAATGAACACAGTCCCAATGATTTGTTCCTCTCCATTGGCTAAAATTGTGGTGTCATCCTCAGAAATCCCACCGGGCATTAGTTCAACTTTTTTACTAATAACGGGTGTATTTCCTAGTGTTAAAATCTCAAATTCTGCAAAGAGATAACCTAGACGATATCCTGTCAAGATATAAGTCAGATTGAAACTAGCACCTTTCTTGATTGTTGAGGATTCAATAGGGACTAAATCATCAACAAATAACTCAACTTTTGGAGCCGGAACAGATGGAGAAAACACCCAAGGGACTACGGTGGTTTCCGTTTCTGGGTTAATCTCAGCAATTCCGTGGCGGTGTCTCTCATATTTGTTAATAGTTATTTTTAACAAACTAAAAGCCGTTGTTATCAAAGGGGAACGATCACGCCCTGTAGTTGCGGATGCTGTTTGGGTGACTGCATCCATTCGGATTAAGGCACCGCGCTCCCTTACCAAATCCAGAGCCGCGACTTCTGCGGTTTGACTAACCACCGGAATTGTTGCCGAACCTAAAATTAGTGGCATAATTCCCTCCTAAATTAAGGTATGGGTAATCTCACCCGCTAGGAATTTGAATTGATCATTGAGATCAATAGCCTTGGCAACATCCAAAGCACCCCCTGCGAGAAATTGACCGCCCGTTTGAGAATCATGCCAACCGAAATGGGTCTGAGTTCCTTGATTAGCTGTTGCCAGAGGAAACAAGATGTCCGAGCTTAGGAGTTTTTCACCCCCTGACCACGGCGAAAAGTTCACTGCGCTATTGGCTACAGCTTGACGCGTATAACCCCCTACCGTGGGTTCAGTTCCCCCTGCGGTTGCTGTTGGTGCTGTCAGGTAGTGGGCTGCGTAAATAGTCGGGAACACGGGGATCGGACTGATGTTATAGCAGTCATTCAAGATTAAATTCTTGAGATAATTGCTATACAGTCCAGAGATAAAGGTATGATTCAATCCCCCTGCGAGTACGATTAGGCGATCGCGTACCATTATTGTCTCAACGTCTTCGGCGTGCCAAAAGACGTAACAGTTCCCCGCTACAGACGAATCGAACAAACCGAATCCGACAATTTGACCCCAATTAGCGGTGGCACGGGGGTAGGTAATATCAAGTAACTGGGTAATTGTTCCCGTTGTTGAGTCGCTAAAATAAGTGCCATTCAGTGCTACTCGGTTATATCCCCCGCCCGCAGGTTCAGACCCAGGGCCGTTAACCGATGGGGTAGTGATAAACGCTGCCAAATAGGGAGAATGTGAACTTTTAGAGTTGCCTCCAAAAATGTGATCGAGATATTTCTGAGCAGCGAGATTGGTAAAAGATCCTGTAGCCATTATTATCTTCTCCTATTGAGAAGGGATTGAATTGAGAGATTGATTTGTAGCCGATTGTTTTGGCTAATTCTCGTCTGAGTTTTTCCAAGTGATAACCGATGTCACACCTGCGATGTTCTTTCCATTCAATGACATCTACTCGGGTTAATCCTGTAGCCGCTTCGTCTGATTTATCCTCAAAATCTTTGATTCTAAGAATTAGCTTTTGGGTTTGTTGAACCCAAGCCTCAGAGCGAGTTTCTAAGGTTTCTAGTAGAGTCATTACAGGCGTTTCTTCGGAAATGTCAACTCGTAAAATTCTCAAAACTTCCCATTTTTCCTCTAAAGTAAAGGGCATTTAATCCCCCTATTTGACCGGACAATCAGATGGTTTTGGGGTGACAGGACAAATATACTTTCCCGAATCATCCGTCAGTCTTTTTGACCCACAAACGGGACAGGAATAGCCAGCGTATTTTGGATAAATAGGCTTAATGCCCTGGACTTTTTCTTGTTTTTTAGTCTCCGGTTTTGGCTCCGCTTTGGGTTGAGTTGGTACCGGATCTAAAATTGTTTCCTTGATGGGTTCTTTCTCTGAACTTGCCATTTATTTATGCTCCTAAATAGCAACGTCAAGAGTCCGAACTTCAACAACTCTTAATTGTTGATCGTTAGACATTGGGGGATTAGAAGCCGGATCTACATCCAAAGCAGCCGCGCATTCATACGAGTTCCAGATGAATCGGTTAATCCGTCCAAAACCGTCCTCTTTGGCTCGTTTAATGGTGAACGGCATGGCGATTGAACGCCCGATGGTGTCACGCCCTGCGACAAAGGATGACCGAGTGGTTTTAGCACCTGCTCCGGTAGTCTCGGATTGCACACCCTCAGTACCTACAATTCCTGCACCAAAAGCGTTTGACACAAAGATGTGGAAGTTGGCAACGCTGAACTGATATCCGTCTGTTCTTCCCAAATCATTCATCGTGGTCTGTTTCAGAAGCGACGTTAAATCATTCATCGCCACGCGGGAGGTGTACCGACTATTCTCTTGTAGGGAATTGGTCAGTGCCGCAGCCGAGAATGGGTTAGTCACTAGAATATAATGCCCATCATCAAGCGGGGGAATTTGGAGACTCCCATAGCAGTAAGCATAGAGGTTGGTCAAGAAAGTGAGATTAAGTAATCCACTGTCACCCACGTTCACGTTGCCTACGGTCGTTGTCACAACACCGTTATCGTTATAAACAATCCGAGTAGTACCACCCCATAGCTCACGAATCAGTAAGTCTTCAAACTGATTGTAGTTATAGCCAAGATTTCTCTCAATGAATGGCATCAAATCCATCAAGGAAGTCCGCATATAGAACTCAGCAACGGTGAGGGGTGGCATGGTAGCATCCTTGCCTAGACCATACTCCTCTAAAATCGCTTTGACGTGACCCGCCTCAATAGCTTGATTCGTGGCAGTGATATCTACTAAAGGATCTAACTTCCAAGCATTAGTAGAAGTTGCCGAAGCAGAATATCTAACTCGGGGGATTTGAATCGTGTCTCCGACGTTATATCCCAAGGAAATATTGCGATTTGCAAATTGCCAGAAGATAAAAGCAGGAGAGTGGTTGACGCGAGTCAGCGCGCTTAAAGTTTCCAGGAAAAACGGTGAAATAGTTGTAGGGCTGGTATTATCTGAATTTCGCCCTTGCAACAAACCGCCACGCTTCATTTGTTGATCCAATCCATCAATAATAGAATCTCTATTTTGACGAACAAATCTATCCAAATTTCCTGTATCTTTAAACTCTACAATCTCACCCGACAAGGGATTAACAGCAGTAGACAGAGGACAATCAGCTTTACTTTCCAGGATACGCTTAACTTCTCTATAGGCATCAAGCCCTGAGATTGAGCGAGTCCGACCTTCTACTTGCAGATAAGGTGAGGGTTTATAATCTGACTGAATTTGTTGAACGTTTTGATCTACAACGTTTAAATCAAAGCCTGTATCAGCAAAAATCCGAGTCCAATCTGCTGTTTTTTTGCGCTCCTCTTTAATACTTTCTTGATGTCTTTTTTCAGCTTCAATCAACTGATCTTTAACTTGTTCAGCTTCTTCTTTGGCTTTTTTAAGTTCATCAAGAGCTTGCTGAATAATCACAGAATCCTTGTCAGCTTGCGCTTTTTCTTTCTGCTGAATCAAGGATCTTAGTGCCACCATATCAAGTTCAACAGTTTTTCCGTCTTCCCCAACTTCAATCACAGGATCTTTTTGGGGTTGAATAACGGGAACATCTACTGGACTTTCAGCATTATCTTTTCCGACAATTAAACTCGGTTTTTCCATAGTTGGATTTTCAATTGGAAGGTCTTCTGGCTTGGGAGCTTGATCGGTCTTGCGTTTTTGCTTTGCAGCATTTAAACGTTTGATTGCATCCGTTTCCACTCCCGACTCACTATCAGAAAACGTATCCTTTAATATATTTAAGGCACGCTTCATTTTAAGATTGGTAGGTATGCAATTCTGAGTTTATCCCAAGCGTTTAAGCGAAGTGATACAATTTATTCAGAAGTGATATAGATTGAGGGGGTAGGTATGCAAACGAAGCCCAAAAGCCACAATATTCCTAGTGGCTCCGAGGATAATATAAACGAATTTAGCTTAGGAGAATTGATATTAATTGCCAGAAACCGAGCCAACTTATCCCAGGAAACGCTAGGGAAAAGGGCAGATATTGCCCGATTGAGTATTCATAGATATGAGCATGACCTGTCAGTCCCATCTTGTGATCGGCTTGAGAGGATAGCCAAGGTTGTCAATCATCCGATTAATTGGTTCTATCAATAAATTGATTGGTTCTATCAATGATCATAATTTTCTGGTAGCTCAACCTTAGCACCTGGTAGATTTGGGATTAGAACTAGACTAACTTCTCCCAAATCTTTAGAGCCTTTCCTGATATAAAATGGGGCTGTTATTTCGGTATCTGGTTCTACTAGGGATGGGATAAGATGGGGACAAGCTGCGTCATAAAATGAGCAGTCGCACAACGGACACCATAGATCCTCTATTGTGAAATGTCCTAAAGACACATAACAAATAGTTCCCATCCAAAGGGATTCTAAGATAGGAGAATCAACAGAAACGAACGCTTTTAACTCTAATTTTGCATAACCTTCATCGGCAACAATCCATCGGTTTAAATCAAAATTCCCCGCTTTTGTCAGTTCCTCAAACGGGGTTTCTTCCTCTGATTCAAACTCAGCAGAAAATACCCGTCCCTGAACTTTGCTGATATTTTCCCAGTCGTGATCTAGGGTTAGAGTGATTCCAGGTGCTAACATCGCTAGACTTCTCAGGGAATCCAAAGACCACTTACCCCGACTCCTGTTCATCAAATTGTCAGCAGCCATAATTTCTACAACAACAATCTGATGGGGTTCAGCATTAGAGAATTGCTTAATCTTCTCCATTTCTTCAGGTGTGGGATGGGGAAAGCCAATTCTGGGATTTGCTTGAATATTTGATGTTGCAAACATATTTGTAGGGATTTCTAATACAATAAGGTTAAATCAATTCTAGTTTAAAACAAACTACATAGGAGAAAGTCATGGCTGTTCATGTTGATAAAAATAACCCCCAAGAAATTATCATTTCTTCTCGCGGGTCAAATGGTCGATTAGCTGAAGTCGGGGTGATAACTGTAACCTTTGCGGGCACTCCCGAAGTTGCCACCATTGCCATTGTACCCACATCGGGCGAGGCTGTACTTGGTGGCACAACCGCCGCCGTTACCCTAACTTTTGACTAAAGTTGGCACAATCAAAAGTCCCAAACCGCTTGACAAAATCTCGCGGTTTTTCTTTGGCGAATTTCTTGGTGCAACCACAATTTGATCCGCATTCGCACCGCTCCGTAGGGTTGGGAAGTGTGTCTATAGGTTGCCACCCCATGCCTTCATAAGTTATGCAAGGTTGGCAAGATTCCTTTTTGGTTCTGACCCTACACTCCCAAGAATAACCCGCTTTCTTGTGTCCTTCAGTTCGGGCTTTTTCGTGTTGACCTGATCCGGCGTTGCTATACATCTCTAATCGCCTAAAGAAATCAGCTTTGCTAACTCCGGTAGTTTGGATTTCCTTAGCAAATTCCCTCAAATATTTGTATTCCTTTTTGAGTCGATTGCCAATTAATCCATAGTCCCGTTGATTCATAGAACCTTTACCACCGCGACCAAGTAGGTATGATTGAATATGCAAGTTTTTGAGTGCGATCGCGGTCATTTCTTCCCAAGTTGAGAGGGATATTTTACCATTGACCAATAATTCCCCGATGGTCTTAATATCCCCCTGTGTCGCCTCAATGTTGCGCTGCATCATGAACTTAATGGCAGTGGCGGGTACGAATTGACCCCGCCCCGCTCCTTGTTTGTAATGGTAGCGTTGAGTTTTAGGATTGAATAAGTAATCCATTTTCCCGTGCCTTTTCAGTTTCAATCATTCTTGTAGATGCCAAATCTTTTTCATATTTCAACTTAACTTTTACTAAATTATCAAGCTGATCAGGTGTCAATTTAACCTCCCCACCATAATCATCATTTATAATCCATAAATCCCCAAGTTTAGCAAGGGTTGGACAACATCTGTTTGAGCATAGTTCAATTCTTTCCATTATTTAGATCCTAAGTTAAATATTTCAATTGGGGTTTTGTAGTCGGGAATCTCCAAAGTTTTAGGAGTCTTAAAATCTCCCTCTAACTCCTCTATCTGGGATTCAATTATATTCTCAATCGACACCGAAACATAAGCATTAAATAAACCCGCAAGAATCCCTGTAACGGGACTAAATGGCATTCCCAGAACAAAATAAACTAGCACGGAACTCTCAAATGTCTGGCAGTATGGACAATTAAACAACTCCCTAAAAAGTTGGTGTTTCTGTTTAAGTGATTCCCTAATCCTATCAAGCAATTTGTACTTAAACAAAAACCATCTTAAACCAAGAGACAATAACAGGAAAACTAAAACACTTTCAAAATTAGGCATAATTAATCTTCTGAGATTTCTTGAGTTTGTTCTTTTTCAAGGTTTTCAAAGTATTCGATTAATACCTTGTTTTGATAGAGTTGATCATCTACCATTGCCAGAGTTTTCAAAACTTCCATCCCATTTCGAGAGTGAACTTGTGCTCCTGACTTGGTGGCTTTAGAACAAGCCTTTAGGGAGTCTCTTTCACTGCTGACTGCTTCTTTATAGGCATTGTTGGAAAGGGTGAGGGAATATGCTCCGTTAGTCTCTAGGGCTTTCCTGAACGCTTGCCATGTTTTTTGTTTTTCCTCTAAATCCTGTTGATAAGCCATTCTGTCCTTTTCTATTGTTGCCTTAATTATTTCTGCCCGTTCGGCTAGGAGTTCGTGTCTGATTTGCTCCCAAATAGGTAGTTTTTTCCATCGCCTTAAATTTGTTTCTGAGATGTTAAGCCGCCTACCAATCTCTCGGTTATTCAGGTAAGGGTTCTCAATAACCTCCCTGACCGCTTCCCTGATCCTTTCAATGTTTGGTACTGAAGCAATAGTTTTATTTAGCGCATGGTGACGCAATAACAACACTTTAAAGTTAACATGGTTAAAAGTCTTATTGCAAACTAATTTATGAGTAAATTAATAGTTGAGGATGTGAAAGCCCCGTGTCTAACTTTTCCAATTCATGAAACCTTCCAGCAAAGCATTCAAGGTGAGGGTTTTTGGTCTGGGACTCCGTGCGATTTTATCCGGTTGTACGGGTGTCCGGTGGGATGCTGGTTTTGTGACACTGGATATAGCTCTAAAGAAACAGGTAAACCACCAACAAAAACTTTTAAAACCATTGAGGATTTAATCGGGGAATTAAGATCCGAGCATATTGTGATTTCCGGCGGCGAACCTTTCATCCATAAAGAGTTACCTGAGTTGGTCGAGACTCTCAATGGTGCTGATAAATTTGTTGCGATTGAGACATCAGGGAGCTTCTTTCAACCCGTTAATGATGCCTGGATAACCCTTTCCCCAAAGGAGCATCTGAACAATCGTTACCCCGTTTTAAATGAGTTATGGGGTATGGCTAATGAAATTAAGATCGTAATCTCAAAAGGTGACGAAGTTGATTTTTATAGGAGCAAATTAGAGGATCTGAATATCCCTATCTATTTGCAGCCCGAGTGGAACTACAAAAAGGGAACTTTACCATTAACATTAGAATTAGTTAAAGAACACGGATATAGGTTGTCATTACAAACTCACAAAATCATAGGGGTTCAATAATGTGGACATTAGTTAAGAAGTTTACCTTTGAAGCCGCGCACAAACTTTCTAACCATCAAGGGAAATGCTCAAGGTTACATGGTCATAGTTGGGTGGGATTTGTTTATGTGTCAGGTAATGAGCTAAAGCAGTCAGGAAGTGAAACCGGAATGGTGATAGACTATGGGGAGATAAAAGGAATTATTAATCCCTTGGTTGATGATTATTTGGATCACTATTATCTGAATGAATCAACAGGATTAGAAAACCCTACCAGTGAAGAAATTGCCAGATGGATTTATGACAAAATCAAAACAAAACTCCCAGGACTTGTCGCAGTTAGGGTTGATGAAACCTGTACAAGCCAATGCTTCTACTCTGAACTTAGCGATCTCTCAAGTAGAATCAGCAATGGTGTTGTTATGGGGTGAATTGCCAGAAGGGATGAAAGAGACACCTTCAAGGGTTGTCAAATACTGGGTAGAGATGTCTCAAGGGATAAATATTAACCCATCGGAATCCCTGAGTAAAGTATTTGATTGTGACTATGATCGAGTCGTAATTGAAAAAGGCATTCCCTTTACTTCATTATGTGAGCATCACCTATTGCCGTTCTATGGTGTCGCCCATATTGGCTATATTCCTGATAAAAAAGTTGTCGGGTTGTCAAAACTCCCTAGAGCTTTAGAAGTTTTGGCAACCCGACCACAAATTCAAGAAAGATTGACCGAACAATTGGGAGATTTGATCTTTAATGTTTTAGAATGCAAGGGCGTTGTAGTCATATTAGAAGCTGAACACAACTGCATGAGTTGTAGGGGTGTTAAAAAGCATGGGGTTAAGACTATTACAAGCTGTTTAAGAGGTGTTTTTATGACCGATTCATCAGCTAGGGCAGAAGTATTGAGTTTAATTAAAGGGTGACACTATGAAGATACATTTAATTATTCCTATCAAGGGGGGGGGGAGTCAAGTTGACTTTGCATCAAGTGTTTTATTAGAGCAGGAATACACTAACAATTTATTCTCTTTTGCTTACCAAGAGTATGAAAAATATCAGCATCAATATTGGAATGGATTAATCAATCACGTCAACAATACAAGGAATGAAAACAATGGACAATAAATGTTTGGTAATTTTAAGTGGTGGTCAAGATAGTACGACTTGCTTGGCGATCGCAAAAAGCAAATTTAAAGAAGTTCATGCAGTAAGTTTTAATTATGGTCAACGACATTTAACCGAGATAGAGAGCGCGATCAAGATAGCTAAAAAGTTAAACTTAACTTCCCACGAAATCATTGATCTAGGTCAAGGGATTTTAAAAGGTAGTTCCCCGTTGGTTAGCAACAATGAATTGGGAGTCTATAAAAGCGTTAATGAATTACCTGGTGGTGTTGAGCCAACTTTTGTTTATGGTAGAAATATTCTATTTTTAACTATTGCAGCTAATCGCGCCGCCGTTATGGGTATTAATGATATCTTTATCGGTGTCTGTGAAGCTGATTATGCGGGTTATTTTGATTGTAGACTAGATTTTATCAATGTCATGTCGAAAGCGTTAGGAGAGGGTGTTTATGGTTCGCCCGATGCTTTTAAAATTCATACTCCGTTAATGAGCTTGACTAAAGCCGAATCGGTATTGTTAGCTAAGGATTTATTGGGTGATGATTTTGATTCAGTGATGGAATTGACCCATACTTGTTATGCGGGTGTTAAGGGCGGATGTGGTAAATGTCACGCTTGTTTGATTCGTGACAGAGGTTTTCAAGAGGCGGGAATAGTTGACCCAATATGGAAGTTTAGAAATGTATCTGTATTTAGTTGATCACTCATCCGAACGCGGACAACGCAAAGTTCTTACTGAGGAGAGATATATAAGCTATTTGCAATCCTACGCATTCGTTGGACAAGCGGGTTTTATTGACACTCAAAAATATTGGGAGGAGTTATTGAGGATTCATTTAGCTGATACAACAGCAAAACTAAATGGTGACGTTAACATAAAAGAAGTTTTAGTTGATGAAAACAAACCAGAACATCTGTTTAGTTATGCCTACCAAAACCACGAATCTCAATGGTCTGATTCTTGGAATCAGACCATTGAGAAAAACAAGAATATGAATATACATTTAGCGGGTCATTCTGTTAACGTTGACATGGACAAAGTGGTGAAGCCTTTACATGAAAACCATTTAACAACATTTGCAGACCAGAAAGAAGTTAAAGATACTTTGTCCAAAATGGACAAAGTATCTGACTTAAGACCTAGAGTAATAATTGACTCAGGAGCATTTACAGCTTTTACAACTGGGAAAATAATTAATCCTAAAGATTATGCTACATGGTCTTTAGACTTTCAGAAGCGATGGGAGCATAAAATGAAATCTCTAAGTTTTATGAACCTGGACGTTATTGGTAATCAAGATGATAGCTGGAAAAATCAATCAATACTTGAATCGTTAGGAATGAAACCGATTCCTATTATTACTTTTGGATGTGATAAAAAGCATTTAATTAGAGCATTAGATAACTATGATTATATAGCTTTAGGCGGTTTAGTTCCCCATAGTAGGAATAAAATCAAACTTCAAAAATGGTTAGATTATTGTTTCAACATAATCATGGGAAGATATAAAGAAACGGGTGTTATGTCAAGGATTCATTTACTCGGTATAACAACTGATTGGGTACTGAAAAGATATCCCTGCTATAGTTCAGATTCGTCATCATGGGTTGCTTGTTTAAGGTTTGGCGGCGGTGCTGCTGCGGGTTTAGATAAAATACCTAGATATAAAGAATCAGATGCTGCGCTATCAGCAACAATTCACACCTTAAGATCGGAGGTGGTAAAATATAAAAAGATGGAAACTGAAGCTACAAATTTATGGAAATCAAGGGGGATAATCTGGGATGACTAATTACAAAGTTGAAAGAGGGATTTTAATTGATATTATTAATATTGAGCCTAACCCGTGGAATCCCAACAAAACATCTGAACGTCAACAAGAGGCAATCACAGAATCATTAAATGCCTATGGTCAAATAATTGAATTGTTAGTTAGACCGCATCCAGAGAAAAAGGGTAAATATCAGATTATTGATGGGGAGCATAGATTAGTCTCTTTGAGCAGTAAAGAACAAAAGGTATTTGTTAACATTATTCATGGCTTACCCGACGCCGAAGCTAAAAAACTAACCATTATCTTGAATGAGACTAGGGGGAGTGCTGACAAGATTGAGCTTGCTAAACTATTAGAAGACATCAACAATGACTTAGGAATTGAAACAATTATAGGGTTGCCATATAGTTCTAACGAATTGGATGAGTTAATAAAATTAGCTGATATTGATTGGGATAATTTCGCCAAGGGTGATGATAGCGACGAGTTTGACGAGAACGATCCTACAACTGATCCATCTGAATTGATTACTGTTGTGGCAAAGATATCACCGGACGTGATGGAAAAAGCTCAGGATGTATACAATCTGGTAAGCGAAGAAATGAAGGGCTTAAACAAGGATAAAGCTATTGCCTGGGGTCAAGTTTTGGAGAGCTTGGTTGTAAACTATTTGGGGTTGTCGGAGTAAATTGATTTAACACCCTCTGGATTGAATGCCAGAGGGTGCGATCGCCATAGCTTTAATCGGGAAATTGTTAGACTAATTAATATTAACTGTGATATAATATTAATAGTAAATTACCCTTCGCGGTACTACAAATACCCAAGGGCTGTAAATTCTAGTTAGGAGAATCCACATGACAGATTTTAACAAAGAATTGGCATTATCACTCGTCAATTCGGAAGATAATTTTCCTATTGACTTTGAGGAGGCTTGGCAATGGTTGGGCTTCTCTACCAAGGCATCGGCAAAACGTAAACTCAATCACTTTAACGAGGGAATCGACTTTTCAACATCTAGATCAAAACCTTCTAATGGCGGTCGTCCCATCGAAGTAATTTATTTAAGTGTTGCGTGTTTTGAAAGAATGAGAGCCTATCAGGAATCAAGGAAAAATAAGGAACGTCACGAGCAACTGATGTACTAGGTGAACTCACGTCCCCGAATGCAGAAACATTGCGGGGACGCTTATTATAACAATTTAATCAGTCCCAAACTTTTCCCTGAGTGCCAACATAGCTTTTTTCTTCTTATGTCTGAGATATGATTCGGCATCGGTCAGGTTCCGACCTGGATAGATTCTCGGCCTCCCTACGGGCTTGGGGTCTGAGGTCGTGATTTTCTCATGGATTCTCGGTCGCCCCTCTGGTTTGGGATTTGAAATTTGGGACGCTCCGCAGGGTGTACAGCGCCACTTCTGCCTCCCGTCCGAATGAACCCCGTTTTTTTTCATCTTGTGTCCGCACTTTGGACATGGCGGGTTTTTCTTGGCTTCATTGGATTTTCGATTCCGCAACCAACAGGGATTGCAGAAATACTTTTGTTTTCCGGTTGGCGTTATCCCAGACTTCCACATCTTCCCACCGCAAGTTAAGCAGCGCGGGTTGTATTTTTCCGTGTTATCTTTGTCCATTAGTAGCCTGTTCTGTAGGTTTACTCAAGTCCCCAGATGTGGCAAAACATCGTGGGGATAATTTTTCTAGGTACTCAATACAATTGTAGCCGGATAAATTGCCATGTAATCGTTTTCACCTAAGCTAATTTTCTGCTGCTCAACTAAAGAAAAAATTGCAAACCAGAATACTTTTTCACTTAATCCCAAATCCTTCTGAGCTTTAGAGGGATAGATAAATACTGCCCTCTTTCCTAGGAATTGAGGGATTAACCATTTTTCCACAATGGTGATCGCATTCTCTAGTTCTTGAGTATTAATCATAATTTAATCAGCACAAAACTATTGTTTTATTATATAATAT